TCAGACCGGGATTTCGTCGGTGTAGCTGAACACCATACGCATCGGCTCGTCATAGGTGACGGTCCCGCCGTTGTCGTCGAAGATCACGTCGAAGCTTTCGTCCGCGTGCGTCTCGCCGATCTTGCCAGTGCGCCCGTCTTCGCGGGTCACAGCACGTCCCTCGTTCGTCGCCGTGTTCGTAATCATCGGAATCATCATGGTCGTTCTCCTTACCGGCTGGCGATTTCCGCCCACCACTTGCGCAAAATGATCGTCGCTTGCCCGGCACCATTGAAGTTGCCGCCGAAAGCGAGGTTCGTGAACGGCGTCCCGGTGAACGCCGGAATGACCATGCCGTCCGGCTCATAGACGATGCCGGTGAAGCCCCTGCCGGGATCGTTACCCAGGTTCGAAGCAGCGAGCATGTCATAGACCGGGCCGTAGCCGCCGGTGGACGGAAACCATTCGAGATCGGCGAGCACAGACGCGAAGCCGGTTGCGCCGGGCGCAAGATCGACTTCGCCGCCACCGCGCACGACGACGCCCTGCTTGACGCCGGTGCGGTCGAGCGCGGCGTAGCAGCCGAACGCACCGGCGGCGGTAGCAGTCGCGACGATCTTGATTTCCTGACCGAAGGTGTTGCCGTTCGCGTCGGCTGGACCGAATACACGACGGTCACGCCGCCGGTGCATGCCTTCGTGATGATGCCGGTCGGCACGTTGCCGCTGTTGCCGTTGCCGGTCGCAGCGACCGAGCCGGGGAAGCCAGCTTGCGAGAACATCGAGCGCGCGCCATAGCCGGACTTTGACTGATTGACAGCGCCCAGGCGATGGCCGGGGATCGGGCGAAGATGCGGCAGGATGATCGTGCCGCAGCCGAGACCGATGATCTGGCCTGCGGCGGTGTCGTCGTGCGTGCCATCATAGGTGTTTTTGAGCGCGATGGTGCCGTTGCTCGCGGTGTTGTTCGAGAACGGCGTCTGGTCGAGCACCAAGACATCAGGCGGGCCGCGACCATCGTCGTCGCCGTACTGAATGAAATCGACCATGAGACGATTGTAGTCGTTCATGTTCGCGATGTGCGTCGAGTTGAAATTGTTCGCGCCGCGCTCCCACCAAAGCACAGCGGTCGAGCCCGCGTCGTTGACCTGCTTGATGTACTTCTTCATCAAGTCGAGGTTGCCCTGGACGACGTTACCGACCGGGGTCTGTTGCGCGATGGCGTTGATGATGCCGGTGAAGCAGATGAAGCGCGCGCCCGAGGCAATGGCCGCATCGACCTGCGCCTGCCATTGAGACGGGAAGGTTCCCGAGACGGCGACATTGCCGAGACAGATCAGCGGACGCCCCTGCGAACGGCAGTAAGCCTCCATCCAATTCGCCCAGCCGTTCGCCGCCTTGTTGTACTTGAGCGGATCAAGATACTTCATCGCGTTGCGGCTATCGCCGACGTAGAAGATCGTGTTCAGAAAACGCTTGCGAAGGCTAAGCGCGAAAGCTGCGTTGCGGGTCTGCATGTGCGGGCCGTTCTCTTAGGCTTTGTCGATCAGGAAGGCCCCGTCGCTATCGACGAGAATGAACCCGTCGCTATCGACGACGAAGACATAGCCCGGCGGCGGCGCGAGTACCGTTTCCGTGGAGCGGACGATTCCGAGTCCGAGACCGAGACGCATTAGATCGCGCCTTCCAATCCGGTCGCGGTCGCGGCGGTGACGTGCGTCGCCCAAAGGGTCCGCGTTTCACCGGCGACGAAGTTGAGCGTCCGGCTCGCGCCGGTGCGCTTCATGGTGACGGTAACGGTGCCATCGGTGTTCGCGCGGATCGCGCGGATGGGCTGCGCCAGAGCGGTCGCGCTCGGGACAATCGGCACCCAATCGAGGGCGGGACCATCGAAGGGAACGGCGTAAGGGTTCTCGCGGGACACGGGCTTTTCCTGTGAAAGTCAGAGACAGGAGAGCCCGCTTTGCACCGCAGCGCGAGATCGGTTCAGTAGCCCTTATTCCAGTCTTCGTCGGGCTCCACCGAGTCGATGAAGTGATCGTAAAGCCAGACCGGCCAAGGCACCGTCGATGCCCAGCCGCCCTTCAGGATCAACTTGCCCAGGCGGCTCGAAATCGTCTCGTCATGCCAGCCGCCGAGCAGCGCGTTGCCAAGCTGATCGATGGCGATCAGCACGTTCCAGAAGTACGCGCCGACCTGCTTCATGCCGCCATGTCCTTCGGCATCGAGCTTGCCGGGCGCTTCGGCACGGCCGGGGTTTCGAGCTTGATCTCGCACCGCTCGCGCACGCCCCAGGTCTCATGGATCAGGAAGAACCATTGCTGCGGCAGTTCGAGCGAGGCGCGCAGGCCGTTGCCGTACTCGCTGTAGCCGGGGAACGCGCCGTTCGAGAACACCGGGCCGGGATTGGCCGAGTGGTGATAATGGCCGTGCATGATGATGTCCGGCCGACGCTGCGCCCTGGCTTGCTGCGCCTCGACCTTCTTCGTGCCGCGCACGATGGGGAGAAGCGGACCGGCGAAGCCCTGCCCGCCGCCGGTGCCCATCTTGTCTCCGTGCGTCAGGAAGGCCGTGTAGCCCAGCACGGGGATGATGGCGTCGTTGGACACGCCGATCTGGAAAGTCACGCGAGCGTCGCCCTTAAAGGCGTCTGCGACCATGTGAGCAATGAGGGTGTCATAGCTCAGCTTCGAGTACAGCTTCGCGGTCGGCTTGAACGTGGTGCGGGCGTGGTTGCCCGGCACCGACGAAACGTGGATGCGCTTGTAGACCTTGAGCAGTAACTTGATGCCCGCGATGATCAGCGCCACCACCATGCGAACCTGCTCATGCGAGGTCAGGCCGTTGGTGATCCGCAGTTCTTCGTGGATGTCGCCCGAGATCAGGTCGCCGCCCAGGTTGAGCAGAAGGCCCTCGACCTTGCAGTCAGCCGACCAACGCGGGCCGATCTCGCACACCGCGTCGAAGAAGCGCCGGATGCGCGTCGCCGCGATCTGCGGATTGAAAGCGTTGAGCCCGAGGATTTCGTCGGGATCGACGACCTCGCCCATGTGAAGATCGGTGAAGAGCATCGAGAGGACGGCGCGGTTGCGCTTGCCCAGGCCGTGCTTCAACAGCCATTCCGGCGGCGCGACCTGAAGGTTGCGGATGCCGCCGATCTCTTCAAGCATCTGCTCGACGGCGGCCAGTTCCTTCTCGACGCCCTGCGCGCGCCGACGCCAGTACGCGCTATCGTGAAGCTCGCGCCGCGACGGCGGCTGCTTGTCTTCCGGCACCGCGTACAGCGACCAATCCGGCAGATGGTTCTTCTCGCCCCGGTTGGCGAGAGCGTCCTGCGCCCGCACCCAATCCGTCAGCGTGTTCTTGTTCAGCTTCAGGCGGCGCGTCGCTTCGAGAACGGCCGAGCCCTTGCCGCGATGCTCGGACCGATACGGCACGAACCCATCGCGCAGACAGGTCTCGATGGTTTCCTTACGCTGTTTGTCCGTGGTCACTTTGCTTTGCCTTGGGTCAAGAGAAACTGATCGAAGCGCTCGCCGATGCGATCCAACGCGCCGACCAACCGCTCTTCGATCCGGTCGAGCAGTTGGACGGTCGCGTACTCGGTTGCGACTTTCTCGCGGAAGTGCGCGAGGTCGCGTTCGGTCGCGGCGGCGAGCCGCTGCGCTTCGGCGGCTGCCGCCTTCGCCTCATTGGCAATGGCCTGCCCCGCCTTCGCAGACGCCTCGTTCTTCGCGTGCGCCACCGCATTGCGGATCAGCAGAGCGATGATTGCGCCGGCGCCGCTGCCGAGCAGGCCGATGAGCCATTCAGGGATCGTGATCATTTGACTTGGGCCGATGCTTTGAGGCGCACGTTGCGCACGTTGGAACGAGAGATGCGGAGCCGCTTGTTCGCTTCCTTGCGCGCTGCTTCTTCGAGCTTCCATGCCACTCGCGCGTCCATGCCGGGGGCAGTCTTCGGCGCGGGCACTTCGTCGAGAACGAGCGTGGATTCGTGCGGGACGCTGAAGTCCGGCGACGGCCTAACGCTTTCGGTGGTCTTGCACGCCGTCAGCGAAATCGTCAGGAGTGAGCAGGCAAGCAGCGTTCGGGCGATCCTTGAGGCGCTTTTCATAGTCATCGATTTGGTCCTGAGCTTCTTGGGCGCGCTGCGCCGCTTCGTCACGTTGCTTCACGGCGGTCTCGGCGGCGTCGAACACCATGTCGAGGCTCTTGCGCTGCCCAGCGATCACACCGTCGCGGACCGAGATTGCTTCACGCAACACCTTGGCTTCGGCTCTGCCATCCGCGAAGCGGTAGCCGACAAGAAACGCCTGCGCCGAAAGGAAGACGTAGACGAGAGCCGCCGCCGCGCTGGCGTAAGGCGCAATGAAACTGATCTTGCTGATGATCGGGAAGTGGCCGACGATCATGCAGACGAAGACGAGAGCCGCGAGCGTAAGGATCACCACGTCGGAGGCCGCAATCTGCCAAAGCAGATCGCCGAGCCCGAGTTTGTCGTTCAAGCTCACAAAGAACTGCCTGATCATTTCTTCTCCATCCAAATCCAGAGGGCGAGGCCGATCAGGATGAAGGTGCCCAGGGCGACGATGACCTTCCAATCCTGAAGCACGCCCAGGAAGGACGTGACCGACAGGCCGCCGAACAGGCCGGACACCGCCGTGATCTTGCTCTTGATGAACGCCTTCAGCTTGCCGGGCGCGGTCGCACTCTCGTCACGGACATCGCTGTGCGGTTCGAGATCGACCTGCTCTTCACCGGCTTCGTCGGAGTCGTGGCGCTCGCCGTCTTCCGGGGTCGAGAGAAGGCCGACCGGATGGTACGGCAGCGCCGAAGCCTTCAACTGATCGAGCGGATAGAGCGGGTTCGTGTCGATCTTCCGACCGGGCGAGATCATCCAATGCGTGATGATGTCCTCGATCTTGAAGGTCTCCGCGAGCGCGGCGCACAGATCGGTGACGGCCGCGATCTGCTCGGGGCTGTAGTGCAGCCAGTAGCCCGCACCGTGCGCCGTGGTCTTCGCGTACTCGACCTTCAGCGACGGGTCCTTGTTCGTGTCGATGGTGCAGATTTCGTTCTTGTAGACGCCCTCCGACACCTTCTGAAGCTTGCCGGGGTTGTCGATCTCGATGCCGACCGCGTAGCTGTTCATGAACTTCAGCCCCTTCCATTGGGACTGCCCGGCGTGCCACGCCACGACGTTGAACGGCACAAGCTGGGTGATCTTGCCCTGACGGCTCACGACGACATGCGCCGAGACCTTCGCCGCCGGATTGGTCAGCCACGAAATGTCGCCGTCGTCCTTGAGGCCCGACGCCGTGTCGTGGATTACGATGAAACGCGGCTTCAGAGCGCCGCCGTGGTTCGGGCTCTTGACGAACGGCATCGCCGCTCCGTTCCGATAGCCCATTCCGTTCTTGATGCTGATCGACATCACGTTCTCCAATTTGTTGAGAACATGATTGCCGAGCGGAACGAATTGCGCAGGGCTGTTCGAGTCGCCCTACTCCCCGCCCCCACCGCCCCAAAAGTCGTCGCTTCCTTCGCCGGAAGTCTCGCATGAGATGCGCGTCGAGAGACCTTGATCGTTCAGGCGATGCGTGGCGGACTTGATCGTGTAGCTGCCGTCGCAGTCGGGATCGAAGCCGATGGCCGTCAGACCGGCACCGGCGAACATCTCAGTGCGCCCCAGGAAGTTGGCCGCGAAGACCTTCTTTCCGCGAGCGAGCGCGCCCTTCGTGGCCTTGGCCTGCGCCTGCGCTTCTTCCTTGGTCTTGAAGAGCTTGCGGCTGCGGAAGATCGGCGAGCCGCCGCCTTCCTTTACCCACTCGCGCTCGCCCTTCTTGATGTTGTGCCACGCCGCCTCGACCGACTTGTAGTCGCCGCGCGTCGAGCCGGTGCAATCCCAATCGGTGACGCCGATCTCGGTCAGCACGAAGGTAGGGGCTGCGCCGCCGCTGGGAAGGCTGCCAGAGCCCGCTTTGTTGAAGATGACCTTTTCATCGGCGAGCTTGAAATTTGCGCCCACGCGGCCCGCCAAGCGCGTCAGGAAGTTCAAATCGGACTCACTCGACTGATCGATGTGGTCGATCTTGATCCCGCCGACCTCGCCGTTGACGATGGCCGACAGGCCGTTGCGCCCGGCGATGTACTGCACAATGTCATCGACGCTCTTCTCATGATACGAGCGCGACTTCGGCGACTTGATTTCCGTGGTCAGACCTGCGGCCTTCGCCGTCACAGTCATGATCTTGGGCCGCCCCTTCTTCGTCCACGAGTCGATGAGGAAGGTCCCCATGTAGTTGACGCCGGTCTCGACGAAGCCGAGCGAGACCTGAAGCTTCGAGCCCTTGCCCGGCGCAGGGATGTACTCACGATTGTCGATCTCAAGCTCGCAGCTATCGGACTTCTTGCCCTCATTGTCCTGAACGGTCAGCGAGAGCAGCGGGCCGCCACCCAGGACGCCGCCGGGAATGACGTGGCCGCCGCCTTCCAAGGGCAGGCCGAAGGGTGCCGGGATCAGGTTGGCCGTGATGTCCCGGCCGTCGAGCAGGATGCGAGCAGCGGGCGTCACGACCAAATCCTCGCGGCCGTGTTGGTCTTCTTCACAGTGAAGGCCGGAATGTTGATGGACATCCCCTGGGGCAGCTTCGTCCCCGCCGCAGCGAGGCCGGGGTTGGCGCGCAGGATCGCCTCCGTCGCGCCGTGCGTGACGCCGAAGCGGTTGTAGGCGATCAGGTCAACCGTATCGCCTTCGATGGTCAAATACTGCTCCATCAGACATAAGCCTTCAGATCAATCGTGAACTCGATCTTACGGGGCGCGCCGTCAGACATCAGGGTCTCTTGCCCCTCCCTGATCTTCTCGATCACGTAGTTGCCAAGATATCGTCCGAACCCGGTAACGAGCGGGAGCGGCTGCCCGAGACCGGCCTGCGCGCGCATCTGATCGACCTGCCGCAAACCGCCGCGATAGTGCGGATAGATCACGCCATCGAGCGTGATCGTGTCTTCGCCGGGGCCGACGTATTGCGGTGCCGGGGCCATGCCGATCCGCTCCGTGGACGGCCAGCGCCAGGCGGAAGTCCGGTCGAACTTCTGATAGGCGCCGGTGTTGATCGAGAAGCGGTACGCGCCGAGCGCGAGAAGGACGGTGCTCTGCATGTCAGTCGCTCAAGAGTCCACGCTGCTCAGACTCGAGCCGCGCGAAGGCCGCGTAGACCGCGTCTTCGGCCGCCCGACGAACATCGTTGGGGTTGCCGCCCTGAACTTGGACGGTGATCTGCGCCGTGTTGGTGCGCGACACGGCCGTGCTGCTTTCGCTCGAACTGGCGACCGCTGCCGCGCCGTCCGAGGTCAGACTGCGCAGCTTGTCGTTCGACTCGATGCGGCCGGACATGCCGGGCACGAAAAGCTCGGGGCCTTGCTCGCCGACAAGATACGGCCTGCCGTAGCTCACAGGGCCGCCCAGCGCGCGGGCGCCAGCAATGGGCGCAGGGGCCGCACCGCCTGCCGGGGCACCCTTGCCGCCGCCGCTGCTAAAGATGTTCTTGATCGCGCTGCCCAGCGACATCGCCTTGTCGATGGCTGCGCCGAAGAAGCCAATCAAGCTTTGGATCGCGGAGATGACCGACCGCACGCCCGACGCTGCAACGCCGCCAACGGTCTGGCCCCACTCGCGCCACTTCGCATTGGTCGCGTCGAGCGGACCGAGCAACTGTGACATCCAATTGTAGACCGAGGCCAAGCCGTCCGAGATTGCCTTCACGGCCGGACCGGCGGGGCCGAGACCTTCCATGAAGCCCTGACCGAACCCGGCGAAGAACTCCTTGATGCCCGCCCAATTGTTGTAGACCCACACGCTCAGAGCCGTCAGGGCGACGACCAGCGCCGTGATGATCAGACCGACCGGGTTGGCCACCAGCGCCCACATGGCGACGCCAATGGCGCGCAGCGCCGTCAGCGGGAAGAGCAGGATCGACCGCCCCAGGGCGAGCAGAGAGCCACCGAGAGCCGACAGGGTCGCCGCCGCCCCAAGCGCGGTCAGCATGCGGAAGCCCAGGGCCATCGCCGCCAAGCGGCCTACAGCGGCCGTCGCCACGCCAGCGATGACGCCGCCGAGCAGCCGGAACGGCAACAGCACACCGAGCAGCGCGAGGTTCAGACCGCGCATCGCGAGCAGCCCAACGCGGCCGAGCGCGCCCAGGACGAAGAGCAGCGGACCGGCAGCGGCAGCCGCAGCGGCGAAGTAGACGCCGGTCTTCAAGAGCGCCGGGTTCGTCTCCGACAGCTTCTGCAACGTGTCCGCGAGCTTCGTGAAGGCGTTGGCGATGTCGTTGCCGACCGCGTCCACAATCGTGTTGCGGAACTTCTCCCAGGCAGCGCCGAGCTTGAGCAAGATCGCGGGCAAGCCTTGGTTGGCGATCTTGTATTGCCGCTGCGAATAGCCGTCCGACTTCTCTTCGACTTCCTTGATCATCGCGGGCAGATCGGCCTTCAGCAACGCCATGTAACGCGAGATATGGCGCGCTTCGAGGATCTGCGCGATGTCGCCGGTCGTCGCGACACCGTCGTCCATTTTCTTCTTCAGGTCGGTCATGAACTTCGTGATGTCCACCTTCGACCCCGCCGCCGCGACGGCGTCGTTGACCGAGTCCGAAATCTTGTCAGCGTCAACCGCCGACGAACTGCCGATGGCACCCTGAACAGCTTTGGTGATCGCGGCCGACAACCCGGCGTGGTCGCCCTTGTTGTTCTTGATCGCGTCGGCGATCTGGCCCTTCACGCTGCTCGCGTCGATGCCGTCCGCCTTCAAGTTCTCAAGGACCGTGTCGGCGGTGACAGGTCGTGCCTGGGTGTAGTCGGACAGGTTCATGCCGATGCGGCTCAGCGCCTTCATGCCACCCTTGGGCATCTTGACGAGACGCACGATGGCAGAGCGCAGCGCGACGCCCGCTTCCGATCCGAGCACACCGGCCTTCGCGAAGGCCATGACCATCGCCGTGACAGAGTCGAGCGAGTTGCCGGTCGTCGCCGCGACGCCGCCCGCATACTTGAACGACTCCGAGATGTCCTTCATGGACGCGACCGTGGACACGGCGGCATAGACCATGCGGTCGGTGACGACGGTCGAAGACTTCACGGCCTGCTCATAGGTCTTCATGGGCATGCGGAATTGCGTGATGGTCTTGCTCAGTGACGCGCCGACATCCGCAGGCGTCATATCGCCCGCCAGCGCAGACGCGGCCAAGACTTGTTCGAGCGCGCCCTTCGTCTGCTCGAACGTGAAGCCCGCCTTCAGAAGCTCCGTCGCCGACTTCATGATGCCGGTCGCGCCACCGGCGTCAAACCGACCTGCCAAGTCCTGCGACATCTTCGAAAGCTCAAGGCGCTGCTCTTTCGTCGCTTCGCCCAACGCCTCGACCATGTTGCCCGCCTTGGCGAACTCGGCGGCGTCCTTGATCATGTTCGCGCCGAACCACGCGGCGGGCGTCGTGACTCCGAGCGTCGCGTTGCGGCCATGCCGCTGCATCACGGCCATGCGCTTCGAGGTATCGGCGAGATGCTTGTTTACGGCCGCGAACGGCGCGTTCATTTTTGCGGCCATGCCAGCGAGCGAAGCTCCCAGGCTGTTGACCTGGGTCTTCGCTGCGTTGACTGCGGCGTTGAGGCTGGGGCTAACCTTGCCCCCGATGTTGACGAATACGGAGAAGCCGGTCGCCATGTTACTTTGCCTTCATCGCCTTGTTGATGTCGGCCTGAAGCTTCGTGGCGTCTTCAAGCCAGCCGTAGAAATCGTCGAGGGACATTTCCTCGACTTCAGAGATCGAGACGCCGCCTTTGGTCAGCCGAACGAGCGTCAGAATCCCCTTTCGGAGATCGCTTAGCTCGACTGACCCCCACGAAAAGCATCGAGTTGGTCGCTCAGCTTCTTCGCGTCGATCTCGTCAAGCTCTTCGATCACGTCCGGCGAGACGTTGCAGAGATCGGACAGGAGCAGGATGCCCTTGTCGGCGTCGTGGCCCTTGAACTTCGCGGCCTTCAGCGAGTCCTTCGTCTTCGGCCGACGCATGGTCATCGTCTTGTAGGTCTTGCCATCGACCTCGAACGGAAAGTCGAGCGTGATTTCCGCCGACAGCCGCATGTCTTTCTTCTCAGTCACAGTCTAGTTCTCCCGCTAAGTTGAGGACCGACCCGTGCGCTTGCGCCTAGAGGGGTCGGCCATGTTGCCCTACATGCCCATCGCAGTGCGAATGGACGCAAGCTGATCCACGCCGTTGACGATGCGGATCATGTTGTCGATGTCGATCTCGACAACGACGGTGTCCTGAATCTGAATCTTCAGATACCGGATGGACATCTCGGCTTCGTTCTGCGTCAGGTCGCCTGCTTTCCAGGTGCCCAACGTGTTCTTCTTGAAGCCGCCGTGCAGATCGACGGTCATCGGGACCGCAGTCTCGCCGTCACGCTGAAGCGCGCCGCGAAGCTGGATACGGGCGGCGTTGCCGTCCATGTTGCCCCACAGACCGAGAATCTGGTTGGCATACTCGCCGAAGGTGAACTTGGCGGTCAGCGTTTCGAGGCCCATGTCCAACTCGACATTGCCGTCCATGCCGCCGCCACGATACTCTTCCGTCTTCACGGAAAGCTCGGGCAGTTCGACTTCGGAGATGCGACCGGCGTAACCGACGCCGTTCACGAAGCTGTTGAAGTTGCGAAGTACGCGCGGGATCATCTTTCGTCCCCGTTATGCGAAGAGGTTGCGGATGTAGTCCGAGACGAGATGCGACCGGAAGGTCACACGCTCGGCCGGGTACGGCGGCGTGAAGTCATACGAGAACGTCACATGACCCTGCGAGATGTCGGCTTCGGTGTTGAACTCGGGATCGACCCAGCAGTCACCACCGAGGATCGCACCGCGCACGCGAAGCTGGCGCATGTACGCCTTCACCGACGCGGTCACGTCCTCGAAATACTGCTTGGTGATCGAGCGATCCACCGCCCAGCGATGGGCCTTCGCGATGGAGATGTCGATCATGTCGCCGGTACGCGAGACGGACAGGAAGGCGAACTTCGGATCGGCCGAGCAGGTGCGGTTGCCCCACAGATACCAACCTTCGTCGCGGATGAACGTCGCGATCTCATTCTCGTTGAGAATGTTCGCGCGGCTGTTCTTGTCGCCGTAGGCGTAGTCGATGGGACGGCCCAGGCCGCCGATGCCATAGACTTCCTTGTTCGACGGCGACTCCCAAAAGCCCTTCTCGTTGTCCACGCGCGAGATCAGGCCAGCCACTCGGGCGGACGAGTGTTCGAGCGCGTAGGTGCTGGTCTTCACGGACCAACCCGAGACGGTCGGATCAACGATGAACACGCGGCGCGTGCCGTGGTCGTTGCGATAGGCGAACGCAGCGGCATCGGTGGTCGAGGGACCATCGGCGATGATGTGCGCCTTGAAGCCATCAGCCAGTTGCTTCAACTCGCTGACGACCGGGTTCGCCGAAGCGCCGATCTGGATCGTGATGGTCGCGCCGGTGCCGTCGCCGGTGACGGTCGCGGTCAGCGGCGAGACGATGCCGAAGCCGAGCGAGTCGAACTCAAGGCCAGTGATCTTGCCGCCGGTGATGATCGGCTTCGCGGTCGGCAGCACCGCGCCCGCACCGCCGCCCGTGAAGGCCACGGTCGCCTGGGTGTAGCCGTTGCCCTGCGCGGTAACGGTATGACCGGCAACGCCGAGCGGACGCTGATGCGTGAAGCCCGGTGCGATCAGGATCATCGGGGACACGCCGCACTCGGCTTCGGCCGCGCGGAAGACGTGAATGCCGGTGAACGCGCCGGTGTCGGCATCGACGCCGCCGATGACCTTGGAAAGCTGCTCGTTCTCGGTCTGCGCATCAGCGACGCGGACCACGACGATGAGCGCACCGCCCTGATCGTAAATCGAGTCGATGGCCTGCGGCAGCGTGCCGGTCGCGCCGATCATGGCCGCCGCCTGACGACGGTTGACGAGCACGGGGGTGTCGAGGGGGAACGCCACTTCGTTCGCGAGGGGAGCGGTGCCGATCAATCCGATGACGGACGAGCGGACGGTCTGGATCGGCCGGGGGCCGCTATCGACGACGACAGTCTCGACGCCGTGAAGGAAATCGGTAAGGGACATCTGTTCTCTCAATCCTCAGTATTGGGATTGAGCGTACCCTAGCGATCACCCTGCCCTGCGTCGGGACCGTTTGGGTATCCCTTACTCGATGCCTTGCGCGAGCGTGAAGAGCGCGACAAGCTCCGCTTCGCTCTTGTTCAACTGCTCGGCGCAGCCAATGACGAACGGATGATTCATGTCGAACTCCGTCGTCCACTGCCAGCTATCTTGCACGTCGCGCGACTGCGAAGCGACGTACTCTTCGATTTCGTCGCGGAGCCCCAGGGCGTTCATCGCCAGCCGGAGTTGGCGCGCGCTGGCCTTCAGCACCGGCGGCGGCAAGCGCTCCGTCATTGCGACCTGCGTCACGACGCCGTCCACGCGCTTGATGGTCGTGCTTGCGATCTTATAGCCGTCAGGCGCGGTCGCGGGGGCAACCCTGTAGACGCCGATCTTCTTAAGGTCCGCGTCCGACCAAAGCTCGACAATCTGCCAACTCTGTTGAGCCTCGCCGACAGAGATCGTCTGCCCGTAAGGGAGTTGCGTGAAGACGCCCTGGGACGTTTCCTGAACAATGATTTTCACGTTTAGCTCCATGAGATGTAGACTGCGCCGTTGGAGCCGTAGGCCCCCGGCGATTGAGCGAAGTTGAATGGCGTACTGTTCGCGCCGTAGCCGCCGGGAGCGCCGCCGGTGCCGACATTGATCACCAAAGTCTGCCCGATCAAGATAATGCCCCTGAGATGGCTCCTAGTCGCGCGAGCGCCATAGCCTCCATATCCTGATTGAACAGGGCTATCACCGCTTGCGAGATAACCGCCTGCGCCGCCAGCCGCGCCGCCTCCGGTGATGTTCTGGTCGCCGCCCTGCGCAGTGCCAGCGGCACCCGTTGCTTGGTTCGCGCCGCCTTGGCCGCCAAAGCCGATTACGTTCAGAAGCGCGGGGTTCTGTTGCAGGTAGACTTGTGACGTGCCGCCAGTGTCGCCCGTGCCGCCCGGATTGAAGGTCATGCCGAACGGCGGGGTGGTGATGACCATGCCGCCCGGCCCCTGCCCGCCACCGCCAGCCCCGCGAACGTCATAGTTGAAGTTGCGGTGCGCGGGGACGGTGAAGGTGTAGGTGCCCGGCGTCGTCCAAGCCATGCTGCCGGGAGTGACCGGCGGAAAAGCGCTCGGGATGATGCGACGAAACGGAAGGATCAGCATTACCAGACCTTCCAGCCCGCCGCGATCCAAGCGCCGACGCCAGCGTGATACTCGGCGGACACGACCACCGCAATCCCGCCCCCACCGGCGTAGACGCTAGGGACAATGTTGTCAGGGAAGCGGAAGTTGCTGTTCCAGCCAACCGTTCGGTTTCCGGTCGGGTCTTGAATGAACACGACATCGACGACCTGACCGTCCTTGGGATTGATCAGAGAGACGACGACGTTGCCAGTAAGCGTGACGGTCCAACGCGATCCCTGCGTGCAGTCGATCTGCACCGTGCCGTTACCGCTGTTGCCGTAGTTCTTGAAGCCCGTCGCCTGCCACATGATGTCGGTCGTGAGGACGCCCTGCCCCGTACCAGCACGGAGGTCGGCGAGCACAACGCCATTAGCAATCGCGATGTTGCCGAGGCCCAGGTTGGCCCGACCGTTGGCTTGCGCAGTCGCATCCAACCCTTGCGCGGCGGTGTCGATGCGCAGACGCTTCGCAAGCGAGTCGAGGATCGCGTTGATCTGCGTCATGTCGGTAAGCTTCGCAGCGATCTCGACAAGCGTGTCATAGGCCGGTTCGACGCCACCCTTCAGATCGTTGATGGCAGTCGAGATCGCGACACCGTATTGACCGACGATGGTCGTGTGCAGCGCTGACGTAGCCGACGTGATCATGTCCATGACACGCTTCACGACGGGAACGGCGGCCTGCGTCGCGCCTGCGGTCGCTTCGGCTGCCGTGGCAAGGCGGACGCCGCCGATCTCGGTCTCGGAAGCGGGCTCGATGCCCATGCCTTCCAAGTCTTCGCTGATCGCGGTGATCGCGTCCCGAATCCGCTGCGCGTCGTCACGCGCAACGTTGTCGGGATGCGGGAGCGGATAACCGCGCGTCGTGCTATCGTTCGGCATGGCCTATTAACCCGTGGTGGACTTGACTGCGACGGCGCGGATGTTGCGAGCGTTGGAGCGAGCGGCGGGGCCGCCGCCGATCTTCACATACGCGCGCGACACGGCGAGGTTGACGTGATCGAGCATGTACTGGCGCTCTTCCCAGCCATCGCCGAGCGGCGTCGCCTTTTCGAGCGTGAGCGCGTTCGAGGCCGACCACACGGGCAAGCCCGCGTTGACGCCGGTCTGAATCTTCGCCTCGAAGGTCGCGTTGCCGGGCAGATACACGTCAAGGATCAGGCGAACCTTCGAGTCGGTGCCCGCCTCAAAGGCGCGCGTGATGTAGTCGCCGGTCGCCTGGATCGCGCCCGCCACAACCTGAACGTAGGGCAGCATGATCGGCCAGAGGTTGGTCTTTCCGGTCACGCGCAGGCGGACCTTCAGCGTGCCAGTGATGGCCTGCGGCAGCGAGACGTTGACCGCCGGGGCCGTCACGTATTTCGCTCCGTTCGGGGCCTCGAACTCGACCTCGATAGCGGTGCCTTCGGGGCGCTCTGCCGCGAGCAGCGGCATCAGGTCCGAGCAATCCACCACCGGCAGATCGCCGACCTCAATGGTGCGAACGGCTTGGGCGTACTTGGCGCAGCGGAGCCGGAAGCCCAGCGAGCGGCCCGGCTTCGGCAGCCAGGTACGCGAGTCCGAGCCGTCGAGGAAGGTGCCGAGCGGGAACGCATTGCTCGTCACCCAGCCGTTGATCTGATCGAAACCACCCAGGTCGGCGATGGCGACCGAATGGGTCGGGTCTTCGGTCAGAAGCGTGATCGCGTAGCTACGGTCTTCGCGCAGCGTCACCGGACGCTCGAACGCGGCGAAGGTCCAATCGCTTTCGACGCGCGGCTGAACCGAGAGCGGGTCGATGACCTTCACCGTGTTCATGTCGAGGATCGACTCCGCGACGACGCGCTCGGTCGGAAGGCCAAGCTCGACCTCGCGGATTTGGACGCGCACCGGCTTGCTCCTGTCGCCGACCTTGGTGAACTTCACGTCCACGCCGAGCGCCTGACGCGGCTCGCTCAGACGGAAGGTCTGCGCGAGCGGATCGGCGCTATACCAGTACGTCGTGACGACGGTGCGTTCGTTGGTGATCGTGGTCAGCCAGCCGTAGGCCGTGTAGAGCGCATTGGCCGACGAACCGCCGACGCCCTCGAACGCGACGTGCTTCACGCCGACCGGGACGTTCGCCGGAATCTGGAACGCCCAAGTCAGCGTGCCATTGCCGTCCGCGCGGATGGTGCCCGCCGGGGTCACGTCGATGTCGTCGAACGTCACCTTCTTCAGGACTTCGTTATAGCCCCACTTGTGGATCGTGAAGCCGACCGAGCGCTGGCGGATCGTCTCTTCCGCGACCGTGGCGTTGTTGACGATGCGATCCGTGGTCTCCGTGGTCGTTCCGATCAGCGGGCCAGCGGCGAAGTTGGTGCGCTGCCAAGCGACGCGCGACGTGAAGACCGAGGTCCAAACGTCCTGCGTGTCGGTCCAAAGATCGACGGACGGATCGAGAGCAACATCGGTCGCCGGGGGACCGAACGAGGCGTAGGGGTTGATCTTCGATTCGCCGGTGATCTGGCGCTGCTCGAACACGTTCTCGAACGTGTACGTGAGCGCCGTGTCGGCAGGCATCGTAGTGACGGTCGGGATGATCGGCAGCCAGAGCAGGCCGCCGAAGATCGCGCCGGTCTGAGGAAGGCCCTGATCGCGCATGTCGTCGTCGAGCATCGGATCGACGAACACGCCGCGCTTCGAGGCGACTTCCTTCCGATCCACGTCGCGCTGAAGCCGCTCTTCGGCAACCAGTGCGTAGAGGTCGCTGACCATCGTTTCGAGGCTGCGCAGATCGGCGAACGGCATGCGGACGGTCGCGACCTGCTTGATCGTCGGGACGAGACCCCAATTGTTGTAGACATCGGCCAGCTTGTGCAGCGTCGGCGCGACGGTCGTCGGCTGCGGCGCGTACAGCGAGCTAATGCCCTTCAGGTATGAGATCACGCCTTGCTGATCGACCACGATGGCGTCATAGCGCGGCAGCTTCGTTTCGTACTTGATGAACGCGGTCGTGTCGTCGGCCGCGCCGGTGATGTCGAAGCCATCGCGCGTGATGTTGGTCGGGACCGCGTTGGTCAGGTAGCGATACGTGACCTGATAGGTCGAGCCCGGCGCGACTTCCGCGCCGCTCGGCGACCAATCCACGGCCGCGCCGGTCAGCTTGTAGTCGGCGGTCGGTGCGTAAATGGTCGCGCCCTGCTTGACCTGACGGATCGAGAGCACGGTCGGATCGGGTAGCGTGTCGGACGCGCCGGAATAGGTGCCGTGAGTCAGCGTCACGGTCTTCTCGGCGATGATCGTGATTTCCTTGATCGAGGCGATGGGCGCGAAACGCACCTTGATCGTCTGCGTGCCGGAATTGACGGCATGCGGCTCGTCATCGAGCAGCATGATCTCGGGCTCTTCGGTCACGCGAAGGCGTGCGGAGGCAGGCCGGGTCCGCTTGTAGCCCCAAACGTTGATCGTGCCTTCCGAGATGGTGAAGGTCTGCTTGCCGGTGTCGTCGAGGCCGAGCGCCTTCACGTTGAAGCCTTCCACGACGTACCCGCCGTGCGCCTCGCGGTCATAGCGCGCGAGCAGGTTCGCCCAGGCGTCATCCATGCCGGGCTCATTCGGAGTGTCGATAGTGCCGTCCTTGATGGTATAGATCGGGAAGAAGTCGCCCTCTTCGCCGTCGCCCTCATAGCCCCAGCGGCCGAGCATCGCCAGCGCCGAAGCGCCCGGCTCGCCTTGTGCGCGCGTTCCGGGGGCGAGGCCCTTCAGCGTCGGATCGTTCTCATAGGTGACGGTGAAGGTGCGCAGGCGGATGCCGATCACGACGGTGCCGACCGCCGAGATGACGAGATTGCGGGCGTCGATGTTATGCACCGCCCCGCGAATGTAGACCTTGGCCGCCGCCAACCTCGCCTCGACTTTGGCGTTGATGATCGGCCCGAGCACGATGGCACCGCCGCTGACCAGCGAACCGTCGCGCCAGAACGCATCGGCGACGCCCTTCAGGCGGTTCGCCTCGATGTCCTGAATGACGTTCAGTTCGTTGCTCGTCAGGAAGCGGTCATAGTGAGCCACCATCCGCTGATAGCCCTTCGCCGGATCGAAGGTGTTGATGTATGCCGGGAGGGTATCGCGAGCGTCAGCCATTTTCAGATCACCAGAACGTAAGAGAATCCCTGCCGCTCACTCGGGGAGCGAACCTTGCCCGCGAAGCGGTCGAGCAGGAGCAAGTATCCCGGTTCGGCGACCTGATCGGGAGTCAAGTACAGTTGCCCTTCAGGCACTCCCGGCTTGCGCGTGCCATCGACATAGATGCCGACTTCGCGGATCGTTTCGGTCGCGGCTTCGAGGTAATCGAACAGCACGTTGCAATAGAGGTAGCGCGTCGCCGTGGTCGAGATCGTCCACCGCTGGCCGCCCGGCGTGCTGATGTTGCCGTTGTCGTCCGGCACAACGAACTCCACCGACGACGCGATGCGACGGCCAACTTCGTTGACCAAGGCGGTCTCCCCGGAGCCCAAGGCGGGCGTGCCGTACTGAACCTGAGCCTGGACGGTCGCGCCCGGCGCGATCTGGCCGCCGTTGATGCGCGTCACCGCGCCGGTGTTGGCGTTGAACGTGTAGTCGCGCGGCGTCTCGAACGTGAGAGCGCTATCGACGCTCTTCACGGCCAGCGCAGAGACCGGCGCGTGATCGAGCATGAAGCGCTCGGGCGAACCCGAGAACGTGAAGTTCTTCACGTCGGTCTGCCCCCACCACGAGTCCCCTCGCCCCCAGGCGAAAAACATCGTGCGAGACTTCAACGCGGCGGCGAGACCTTCGCGCCCGCTATTAACCAGAAGTGCCATCGGGTCCTCCGTAAATCGTGAACTGTTCAATGTTGGAATAGGAGACGTTCGGCCAAGGCACGCGCGGCCAAGGCATCAACGCTTCCTTTGCGAAGTCGATCTGCTCGCCCGAGAGCGAAGCCTGAATGGAGACCACGGACGGCTCGACGACCTCGCCATCGAGCAGAGAGCGGTCGAGCACGAAGCCTTCCTCAAAGCGCGCGACGCCCTCGACGGACGTGAAGACACCGCCGTCCATATCGACGTTGAAATCGACTTCCTCGCCGTGCTGCTTGCCGAACGAAAGCTTCGGCTTGATGCCGGGGAGATAGACGCCGGACCAATCGTCGAGCAGCGCGCCGTCGAGGCGCATCATGTCGAGGCGCATCGGCCGGATGTCATAGCCGCCATAGATGCGGCCCAGGACGCTAGACGCCTTCTTGGAGAGGTTCGCCAGCCCGATCAGGTTGAGCAGCACATCTTGGTCAGGCCGCTCAGTGAGCCCGATCTGGAACAGGCCCCAGCGCACAGCGCCGTGATCTCCGCGCTCATAGAAACCGTCGAGGCCCAGCCAATCGAAGACGATCTCATAGGCTTCCACGCGGCCCCGGAGCGTCTGCCAACGCTTGCCTTCCCTGTAGAGCCTCTGATGGTCGGCGACGAACTCAGCCGCGTCTTCGAGGCCCCAATGGCGCAACAGCCACGGCAGAACGTCTTCGGGGATCACATCGAGATAGCGCACGTCGATGATCGACTGCACCAACGCGGCATAGCGCGAGCGCGAGTCGATAGTCTTCACAACGGACCGCTGAAGCGGCGTCGTGTTGCGCGGGACGATGTCGATCAGGTCGGTCATCAATAGGACCGACCCTTGAAGTTGAGCTTGATGGTGCCGAGCGCCACGGCCTCATTCGGCTCCGCGCGCGTGTAGTCGTCGGCGGCAGGCGAGATCATGACGATCCGGCGGACGCCGGACGTGCGCAGGGACGCGATCACGAAGTCAGCGGTGAAGTCCCATCCCAGGCGGCGCGATGCGGCGAACTCGGTCTTCAGGCGATCTTCGGCCGTCTGCAACTCACTCGCCGGGGCTTCCGGCAAGAGCCACACGTCCGCCTCGACGTTGACAACGCGGATCACGGCGGGGACGACATCGACGTGATCGTTGTCGCCCAGGACGAGCGGATCGTTCAGCGCGGCGGCGACGGTCGCGAGCAAGGCGGGGCTAGCGACGCCATCCCCTTCGGTGGACAGGATCGAGACCTTAACCCCACCCTTGGCATCGCCCACAACGCCCACGTCGGCCACGCGGAGCGGGTCGGCGGCGAAGGCGTACCGCTTGTACCAATTCTCGGTGAAGCCGCCCTGCCCCTTCTTCCGCTCGCGCAGGCGGCGTCGCAGGTCGTCGAGGGACTCGCCAACTGCCTGCGTCATGTTCCAATCGGACGCCTGCGCGATCAGGTCCGCGCCCTGCCCGAAGTCGAGCAGCGTCGCGCGGAACGTGTCGTTGAGCGACGTGACATAGAGCAGATCGCCATAGGCGGCATGGCGGCAGAAGTTGTTGATCGGGTCCGACCGCAGCATGTACGTGTCCCAATCGAGACCGGCAGTCTCAAGCAGGCCGCGCATCTGCGTCAGGCGGGCGTCGAACAATGCCTGGAACGCGGGCTCGCGCTCGATGACAGGCAGCGGCAGGTTCGGGAGCGGCGCGTCCATTAGACGTAGCTCCCGACGACCATGTTGTCAGAAAGGATCACGCGGCCCTGCGCGTCTCGGGCTTCCGAGTAGTCGCCGAGATGGCCGCGCGGGTAATAGATGCCCTCGATATCGAATTGGGCATGGCCCTGATCCGTCATGTCGGAAAGCTCCATCTGAATGATGCGGAAGCGAGGCTCTTCAGCCATCAAGGACTCAGGGCTCTTCCGATTGATCGCTTGCGGCACGGCCGCGTAGAAATCGATCAGCGTGACGGGCGACACGGCATGGTCAACAAGGCGCGGCATCTTCGAGCCGAAATCGCGGGCCATAACGAGCGACTTCAGCGAAGTGCTCAGAATCGTCGCAATCGACTGCCAGACATCGTCGATGCCTTCGAGAGGCTTGCCGGTGTTGAGGTCAATGGTCGCCATAAGGCGCACCGTGCCGCGTCGGCTCGGTCGCTTACAGCCTGATCCGGTCGCCTATATCAGCCCTTCTTGGCGAAGGTCTTCAGGGTCGGGATGTCGCTGACGACTTCGACGCGATCCTGCGGGCGCTCGCTGGTATCGTCGAGGCCCAGGAACGTCGCGGCGGCGACCGCAAAGATGTCGGACTCGTGGAGCGCCTGCCCGGTCTTCGTCTTGATCGTGTCTTCCGCCTCGATCTCGACGTTTTCTTCCATCTCGATCTTCAGGTTCTTCGCCTTCAGCGTGATCGTGCCTTCCTTCATCACGATTGAGCAGCCCGTGCCCTCAATCGTGATGGTGCCCTTGTCCTTCAGCCCCTTGATCAGCCAGTCGCCCGTAGAGCGGTCGTAACTGATCTCGCCAAGGATTTCGTCTTCCTCGCCGTCCTGCCCGTCCTCGCCACCTTCGCCGCCGCCCTCGCCGCCCTCGCCGCCCTGACCGTCGTTGCTCTTCGGCTTCGCGAAGATTTTGCGCCAGACGCCCGCCTTGTCGGTCGTTTCCTTCTCGTCTTCATTCTCAGGCGTGTACGTGCCTGCCGGATAGACCTGCGCCGTCGCAAGCTCGCCGCCTTCGGCAAGCAAAACGACCTTCTCGCCCTTCTCAAGGAAGTGCGTCTCGCGGTCGCCCTTGGCGCGCATGCCGCCCGCCGGGAGCCAATCGGTGATGTTGTGGTTGTCTTCGTCGTTCTCGTCACCGATCAGGACGCGGTACGCGGGGGGCTGCCGCTTGTAGTCCACTTCCTTGATCTTGCCGAACTTGACGACATCCTGCGCGCGCCGATCGATGTCGGTCGCTTCCGGGTCGGACACGCCGCCGGTGCTCGCGGGATCGCGCAGAAACTTGACCATGCTACTTTCCCGCCAGGAAGTCCGCCATGTCGGCGTCGAGGTTGTCGGCCGTGGCGCGCGGACGCCATGCGGTGCGATAGATGACCTGCCAAACGAGGCCGATAGCGCCAATGGGGCGCTTGACCTGCTCGGTGATCACGTCGATGTCGGACTCGAGCAGCCGCATGCGCGCGGACTCGAAGCCGGGAATCACGAAGCCTTCAAAGGCCGCTTCCATCTGCTCTGCGATGTCGTCGAGCTTGTCGTCAACGGTCTCGCCGCCGAGCAGCATGGCCTCCGTGACAAGCGTCAACTCACGCTCGATATAGGTCGCGTCGCCCTCGACCCCGTAGTCCTTCTCGGGGTTGTACTTCTCCATGCGCGCATAGACGAGAATGGCCGGGCCGTCCTCTTTCAACTCTTCCTCGTTCACGGGAGCCATGCGGCTCGCAAACACGCGGCTTTGCGCGACCGTGCGGTACTCGCCGTCAACGATTTCGGCGAGCCGGGCTCGGAACGCTTCGCGGATTCGCTTACGAGGATGCGCCATGTCAGTCGTTCGCCATGAGCAAGAGCAGGGACAGGCCGGTGCCGTCCGGTCGCTTGTCCTCGATCCGATATTCTTGGCCCTTGATCGTCAGCTTCTCGCCCTTGCGACCGCCCTTGTTCAGATCGGACGTGCGGCAGAGAAACGTCGGGCCGGATGACGTGACGCTCGCGCCCATCTGCATTTGGGATTGGGTCCCGTTCCAACGGTTCGGATTCCAATTGCTGCCTTCGTCGTCGAACTGGCCGGGGATGTCCTTCGGCGCGACGGCTGGATCGCGGCTCACATAAGACGCCTCAACCCCGAACTCGTCGGGGTTGAGGAAGATCAGCAGATCGTTGTCGGTCTCGACCGGCATCAGACGCCCGATGCGCGCAATGCCAGAGCAGCGTCGATCTCTTCGTCGGTGATGTCGAACCCGACGATCTCTTCAATCGGCTTCTGCTTCGGCTTGCCCTGACGATGACCGGACTTGAAGAAGTCCTTCTTTTCGTCGAGCAGGTCGATTGCGGACGCGATGTCCACGACGCGAGTGCTCGCGCCGTCCGTCTGATGCGAGGCGGGAGGGACTTCATCAGCGGACGGCGCGTCGCCGGGGGCATCACCGGCGGACTCGATGCCAGCGAGCGTGCTGGCGGAATCCAGAGCAATCTCGGCCACGGCCGAAACCGGGTTCTGATCGAGAACGACGCGAGCAGGCCCGAGGGCCTTCGCTTCGCTCTCGGTCATTTCGACCGGCGTGCCGGGCGGAATATACCGCCCGTCACGCTTGATCGTTACGAGGCCGCGATACAACGGCATCTCACTTCACCTTCGCGCCCAGGGTGCCGTTCACGGAGCTATGGCGGAATCTGGGTGATGACGGTGTGAGGAAGGCGGCGTATCGAGGCGGGTGACGAGCCTGCCAGAACCTCTCGAGGAGAGCGATACGCCATGACCGAGACTACCAATGTTCTTGCTTTCCGTCAGCCGTCCGCGGTTGATGATCCACTGACCGATATCGTTCGTGCCGGCGCGCGGGACCTGCTTGCCAGGGCGATCGAGATCGAGGTTGGCGCGTTTCTGGCCAGCACGGCCAATCTGACGCTGCCCGACGGTCGAGCGCGCCTGGTCCGACATGGGCACGGTCCGGTGCGCGAGATTGCGACCGGCATCGGTCCGGTGGAGGTCGCTCGTCCCAAGGTCCGCGACCGCGGAGCGAGCGGGCCAGGCGACCGCCTCCGCTTCAGTTCGGCAATCCTGCCGCTATGGGCGCGGCGGACGAAGAGCCTGGATGCCTTGATCCCGGTCCTCTATTTGCGCGGCATCTCGACCGGCGACTTCCAGGAGGCGCTCTCGGCGCTGCTCGGCAAGGATGCGCCGAACCTGTCGCCTTCGGTGATCGCCGGCCTGAAGGCCGATTGGCAGGTCGAGTACGAACGCTGGCAGAGACGCGATCTGTCGGCGCGTCGCTATGTCTACATCTGGGCCGATGGCGTGTACCTGCAGGCCCGCATGGAAGATCACAGCGAATGCATGCTGGTGCTGATTGGCACCACGCCGGAAGGCAAGAAGGAGCTGATCGGCTTCCAGGTCGGCGTGCGCGAGAGCGCGCAGAGCTGGCGCGAACTCCTGATCGACCTGCGGCAACGCGGGTTACGGATTGCCCCGCAACTCGCCATCGGCGACGGCGCCCTCGGCTTCTGGAAGGCACTGGACGAGGCCTTTCCCGGCACGCGGCACCAACGATGCTGGTGCCATAAAGTGAGCAACGTACTCGACAAGGTCGCCAAATCCGTGCAGGGCCCCATGAAGAACGACCTGCGGAACATCTATCTGGCCCCACACCGGGCCGAAGCTGAAACCGCGATCGACGTCTTCGTCGAGAAATACCACGTCAAATACGGACGTGCGGTGGAGTGCCTGATCAAGGATCGCCATGCGCTGCTCGCCTTCTTCGACTTCCCTGCTGAGCACTGGATCCACCTACGCAGCTCGAACCCGATCGAGAGCGTCTTCGCCACGGTGCGCCACCGAACGGTGCGGACCAAGGGATCGCTGTCGCAACAAACTGCGAAGCTGATGGTGTTCAAGCTCATCGACGCCGCATCGAAGACCTGGCGGCGATTGAAGAGCACGAACCAGTTGCCGAAAGTCATCGCCGGTGTAAAGTTCATCGACGGAATCGAAGTCATTCCGAACACTGAAAGCCACGCCGCCTGATCAGGCCGCGTCACCCAAAATCAGCCATAGCTCCCGTTCACGCGGTAGGGTGTCAATCGGCTTGCAAATTTGACCCTTCATCGGCGTCCAATTTTGACCCCTTTCCGCGGCGGGGTTTGCTGGTAGCGCTGGTCTCGTCGGAGCTGGCCGGGATAGCGGAGGCGAGACGAGCGCGGGTGGCGTGATCGTCGTCTCGGCTTTTGAACCGCCAGCTATCGTTGCCGGTCTCGACGATGTCGCAGTGATGGGTCAATCGGTCGAGCAACGCTGTGGTCATTTTGGCGTCGCCGAACACGCTGGGCCATTCGCCGAATGCGAGATTGGTGGTCACGATGACGGAGGCGCGCTCATAGAGCCGGCTGACGAGGTGGAAGAGAAGCTGGCCACCGGACTGGGCGAAGGGCAAATAGCCGAGTTCGTCCAGCACGATGAAGTCCATCCGGGTCAGATGCTCGGCAAGCCGTCCCTGCCGTCCATTGCGGGTCTCGGTCTCGAGGCGGTTGACGAGGTCGACCACGTTGAAGAAGCGGCCGCGGGCACCAGATCGGATGCAGCTTCTTGCGATGGCAATGGCCAGGTGGGTTTTGCCTGTGCCGGTGCCGCCGACCAGCACGACGTTGCGCTGTTGGGCGACGAAGCCGCCGCCAGCAAGATCATTGACGAGCGTCTGATTGATCGGCGTGCCGTCGAACTGGAAGTCGGCAATGTCCTTGGCAAGCGGCAGCTTGGCAATGGTGAGCTGGTATTTGATAGATCTGGCTTGCTTCTCGTTGATCTCGGCGGAGAGTAGATCGCCAACGATGCGCTGGGGTTCATGCTGACGTTTGACGGCAGTTGCCATGATCTCGTCGAAGGCAGCCTTCATGCCATAGAGCTTGAGCTCGCCCATGAGGTCGAAGATTTGAGTTCGTTCCATCAGTTGGTCCTCCGAAGGTTGTCGTAGCGGGCACAATCGGCGATTGGTGCATGACGGAGCGTCAGGGCGGCTGGCGTCATGATGTTGGCCGGCGGGGCTGGCTCACGTTGACGGGCCAGGATGTTGAGCACCACATCGGCGGAATGAACGCTGTGACTGAGCGCTTCGGCACAGGCCGCTTCCACCGCAGGCAGACCGTCAGTCAGCACCGCGTTGAGGATGTCGACCATCTGCCGATTGCCATCGTCGATGCTGGCAAGCTTGCGCCGGATCCGCTCGATCGCGGCCGGCAGCACCCAGTCCTTGAAGGGAGCGCCGTTGCGTAAGGCGCCGGGTTTGCGGGCGAGCACCGGCACATAATGCCAAGGGTCGTAGACGGTATCGCCGCGGCCAAAGGATCGCTGATGCTCGGCAACGATACGTCCATCCTGGCGGATCACGATGCGATCGGCATAGGCTTGAACCTCGACCGGTCGTCCGACTGCACTGGCTGCGACCGAGTACTTGTTGTTGTCGAAGCGCACCAGGCAGGTCTTCGAGACCGACGCCGTCACCGCATGGAAGCCGTCAAATCGCCCTGCATAGGGAACGAGCCTAGGGCGTTCGACTTCGAACACGTCCCAGATCGTCTGATCGACCAGTTCCGGATGGCGATGAGCCTTGGCGTAGGTGATGCATTTGTCGAGCAGCCAGGCGTTTAACTCGTCGAGGTTTTTGAACCGCAGACGCGGCGTGAAGAAGCGTTCCCTGACCAGCCCGACCTGGTTCTCAACCTGCCCCTTCTCCCAGCCAGACGCCGGCGTGCAGGCGACTGGATCGACCAGATAGTGGCTGCACATCTGCAAAAACCGGCGATTGTAAAGACGCCCTTTACCGACGAAGATCGTCTCCACGGCGGTCTTCATGTTGTCGTAGATGGCGCGGGTGCAGGTGCCCTTGAACAGCGCGAACGCTCGGTCGTGGGCGTCGAACACCATCTCCTGCGTCTCTCGCGGATACGCCCGGGCAAATAGCATACGGCTGTGGCAGAGCCGGACGTGAGCAACCTTCACGACCACGGTGGTTCCGCTCAACAGCACCACCTCATGGCTCCAGTCGAACTGGTAGGCTTCGCCTGGCGCAAAACTCAGCGGGACATAGGCCGCCGCGGTCGATTGCCCGCGTTCCTTGCTCCACCGCCTGGCGTAACGTCGCACCGCATCGTAGCCGCCGTCATAGCCGCGACCGCGCAGCTCTTCGAAGATCCGGATCAATGTCAGCTGCTCACGAGCCGATTTAGCCGCGTTCGCCGCAAGCAGCCCGTCAAGTTCGACTGCCCATCGTCCGAGCTTTGGCCGCGGCTGCACTTGCCGCTCATACTCGAAGGAGGTCTCTCCCGACCTCAGCACCTTCCGAACCGTGTTCCGTGACACCTTCAGGTCACGGGCGATCTCCTTGATCGTCTTGCCCTTGATGAAGTGCTCGCGCCGAATCCGCGCAATCGTCTCCACGACCAGCATCCTCCACCACCTGCTTTGTTACGAAGCAGGCAGCGCAACAGACCAACCTGTAGGGGGTCAATTTTGGACGCCGATCCCCCGGCTTAGGGGGTCAATATTGCAAGCCGAATGACAGACTTTGTGCCATTCCTTCGTCACGAAGCCGCGCCTATCGGTCTTCAGCACCGCTTTTTCGGCGGTCAGGCCCTCGAAGAACTTTTTGTCATAGTTTTCGAGCAGCGGGTAATGGCAGTAGCCAGGACCGGGCTCCTTCAGTTCGAGCCGCTTGTAGTGCATGTCCTTCGCCTGATCGACGCCGAGCACGAAGATCGTGACGTTCTTTGCCTTGTTGACGGTGCCCTTCACCGGCCAGATCGGGCGGCCGGGTCCGCCGATCCCCTTAATTGCGTAGACGCGGCGAGCGATGCGCGGCCGAACGAAGTTGTAGACGTGCTGCGTGAAGTGGCCGCCAGAGTCGATGCAGGCCGCTTCCACGCGCATCTCGACGCCGGACGGATGCTTGAACGTTCGCATCAAGGCGTTGTCGATGACCTCCCAAAAGCCGGGGGTGTTCGGCGCACCATAGTGGACCTTGTAGTCGAGCGACCACGATTCATCGTCCTGGCCCCAACCGCACCACTCGACTTCGGCGCGGTCGTCCTGAATATCGACCGAGCCGGTGATGCAGCCGACGCCGCTCGGCAGGATGATCGCGGCGTCATAGTCTTCGCGGCGGGCATAGATCGAATCCGGGTTGGCTCGCTCGCCGCGCTCTTCCCACGTCTCCGCAAGGCGCGTGTTCACCCAGGTCTTCAGGCGCTCGGGGTGCTTCTTCACCAACACGAAATCGCGCGCCATCTCGCCGAGCGCACGCCACGGAGATGCGATACGGTTCAGATGGAAGCCCGCATGGCCCTTCACTTCGGGCCGCGTCGCGATCCACACGCCGCGCTGGATCGCCTTCAGCCGCTCGGCCTCGCTCCACCCGTGATCGCACAGTTCGCCGGTGTCGGGATCGGTGTATTCGCAGTGATAGCGCGCCGCCAACGGTTCGTCGTCCGGCCAGCGGACTTGCGCCCATCGCAAATGCTGCATGTGAGCGCATTTCGGGCACGGCACGAAGAAGCGGCGCTGATCGCTTTCCTCATAGGAGGACTCGATGCGCGACGCTCCCTTGATGGTCGGCGTCGAGACGAGTGCGATCTTGCGATTCCAGAACGTCGTGGTTCGCTCGATGGCGAGCGAGACGGGATCGCCTTCCTTACCGGCGCTCGCCTCGTAGCGATCAACTTCGTCGCAGAGCAGAATGCGGATCGGGCGCGATGCGAGCGATGCGGGCGAGTTTGCGCCCGCCATGGTGATGTGGCCGCCCGCATATTTCTTGTGAAGGATCGTGTCTTCGGAGTCGCGTGCGCTGTTGCCGAGCTTCGCCGAGAGAGGCGGCGTGTCGCGGATCATCGGCGCGAGACGATCCTTCGAATACGCTTCGGCCATCTGCAACGTCGGTTGCAGAATGAGCATCGGGCACGGATCGAGATGAACGTGGAAGCCAGCCACGTTGTTGATGACTTCGGTCTTCACCGTCTGCGCCGCGACCATACAGGTGATGATCTCGATCTCAGGATCGGCAAAGGCATCCATGATGCCGCGCGACGGCTCGACGCGCGCAGTAGACCACTTGCCGGGCTCGGACGACGCTTCCGGCGAGAGCACGCGGTATTCGTCCGCCCATTCGGAGACGGTCAGCTTCGGCGGCGGACTGAAGCTCTGCGCGATGATCTCACGGACCTGCGCGCGAAGCCGAGCTTCATACGCGCTATCCTCATGAAATTCATCGACGACGGCGACGGCGGCGGTCATTAGGCATCCGGCTTGCGCTGATATTCAGGACACCGCTGGCGCGCATCGGTGGGCTGCTCGAAATGGATCGACGCCGCGCGTTGACACACGCCATGCCACTCCCCTTCCCGTTTCCAGGCGGTGCAGACTTCGCAACTGTTCGGCGGCCACTTCATCCACGAAGGCTTGAACTCACTCGTCGTCATTTTCTTCTTCGTTCTGCTCGATGGGTTCGGACGGCGGCTCGCCGTGAGGCTCTTCCTCGACCGGATCGTCCGCCGACATCTTGATTTCGTTCAGTGCTTCGAGGATCAGCCGCTCAACTTCGTTGACCAACTTCTTCGTGCCTTCAGGCGCGCCGACTTCGAGTTGGATCGCAGGCCGCAGCTTGGATGGGATGCCAAGCAGACGAGCGCGAGCGTTCGCGATTTCGTTTGAGAGCACCTTGGCGACCATGTCGATGGGGCGCACAAGCTCCATCTTCGTCGCCAACTCCAACTCGGACAGCTTCGCTTTCGCGATCTCATTGCGAAGGCGCGCCTTGTCGATGGTGATCTCTTCGCCGCCTTCCTTCAGCGTCGCGGCCGTATGCGCCTTGCGCTCTGCCCGCTCGCGCGCGAGCAGCCACTTCAGCACGTCTTCGGTGTCGAACTCGAACTGCTTGCCACGGCCGCCATGCGACTTGACCGGCGTTCCGTTCTCGACCCATGCGGAGATCGTCGGCAGCGAATAGCCGAAGATGTCCGCAAGTTCTTGTCGGTTGACGGTCTTGCCCATGATCAGTCGATCACGTTGCTGCGGTCCGTCCGCGCGACCAAGTCGGCCACGACGATGTCCATCTGCCTGAAGGTGGACAGCATGTCCCCGTCGTAGTTCATGACGCAGCGATGCGCGTTGACCTCGACCTGCGCCTTCTCGGTGCGGTGGTCCTGGGGGATCAGGCCGGGCCGGTGAATTTCGACGACCCATCCGCCCATGCGGTCGACGGCCTCGCCCTCATTGGGGTGGCGCACGTCCTCGAACACGACGCGCTTCGGCGCGCTCATGTAGAGCACGTCGGTCTCGGTCCCGATCCAGAAGTCCGAGCCCATGTGATCGCGACCCCAAAGGCCGCCGAGACCTTCCATGGCGTGCCGGGGCGACTTGCCGCCCAGCCAGGGCGACGGCTGTTCCTTCAGATCGCCGTCGATCATGCGCTCGATGGTGGCTTCGTCGCAGCGCCGGTAGCGCAGGTAGGCGCGCAGCATGTCCTTCAGCGCGCCAGCGAACCGGCCGCGTACAAACCCGTGATTTTCGATGAGATGGCGGGCCACGGTGGTCTTGCCGGACCCGATAAGGCCCTTGAGGCCGATGACGATCATGGATGGAGGCTCCGATTGAGAGCCATACGGTCTCAATCGGTATAGTTTCTTTCGAGCGCGTTTCGGTATCCCTCCGTCGCGCCGGATGGTCGCCGGACCAAAATATCAATTTCCCCTTTGGAAATCGCCAATCGGATATTTTCAAGAGCAGGCCGGGGTGGCCTCGACCCCCAGGCTCCACAACCCATCCGAGAACAGAAAGTCACTTTTGAAATTTTATATCTAGCGGAGTCGGGCGGTCGCGCGTCCCCCCCCCCCCCCCCCCACCCGAATGGGGGAAGGGCCCTGGAAGGACCCAGTTACAATCTGTGAGATGTTCGAAGCTGGCAGCAGGTGCGAGAAGCTAGATCATGGGGAAGACGCTGACTCCTAGCGATGTCGGTTCCCAGGCTGGCCTTTGCGACCGCTGCGAGACATCTCTACGTCAGGTTCTAGAAAGCTTGCCGCAGTAGGGGACCTACGCAGGTAATCTTGAACACGAGGCTGACATGGACCGGCAGAACTTCGATCCATCTAATGTGCCAGCTGGGTCGCTAGCGCGGCACGCCGTTTCGGAAGAGCCGCAGGCGGGCCCGGCCGGGCAAGACGTCTTTGAGCAGCACTTGGCCGAGGCAAGCCAGGCTGCTCCCGTCGCCAGCGGACACAGGGCCACCAGCTATCCCCATCTGTCTACAGAAGACCGGAACTTTATCGATACTGTGATCCCTCATGAGCATGACGCGGCTCAATCGAGCGCAGCGAAGAGACGGAGGACGCTGCCCGATCTTGAAGAGGTTGTGATATACCGACAGTCAAACGCGAACGCCGCTTCAGGAGAAAGTAGCGGTGCACCGCAGGTTGCAACAACGGGCATCATAGTCCGAGGGCGTTCGGACGAGCGGCCTCTCTATTCCAAGGATGCCGCCGTCCTGAAGCTTGAGCACGCCCTCATAGAGCGCGGCATGAAGAGCCGAGGGGCACATGAGCATGTAAGCCGCCTCATTACCTATAGCCGTTGGCTATTCGAAAATAAGCTACCAAGCATTGTCGATCGCCTGGACAGCAAGTCGCTGATCGACGATGGCGCCATACACAAGTACACCGGCGGGCGCAATGCGGATCTCCTTAAGTCCTTGAATTATTTTAGGACCTTTTGGGCGGCGGAAGAACTCGTCGTACGAGCTAAGCGCGATAACTCCTCCCAGAGCGCGCTCCTCAATCCCGAAAGCGCGGTGCAGATGGAACCGCGGCGCATCGACGGCACCGCTGGCAGCCGGGGCCCTGGCCATCCCCATCTGTCGACGGAAGACCGGAACCTTATCGATAGCGCGATCGCTCAATATGCGGCTCAGAAAAACCCCAAACCTGGAACGGTTAGAGCTTATACTAAGTCACTTTATCGACTGGGGAATGATCTCCGCGCTCGCGGCCAAACGACCGATCTAGCGAACCACGATGCCCTAGCGGAACACGTAAATACTTACTTTTCGGACAACGAAAATATTAAGGCAGCGCTGAGCGTTCTTCGTCCGCATAACACCTATCCTCATCTTTCTACAGAAGACCGGAACCATATTGATAGCGCGATCGCTCAATATGCGGCGCAGAACAACTCACAACCTGAAACGGTTAAAAGCTATACGCAGGCACTTTATCGACTTGGGAATGATTTCCGCGCTCGCGGCCAAACGACCGATCTAGCGAACCACGATGCCCTAGTGGAACACGCAAATACCCACTTTCGGACAAACGGAAAGATAAGGACGGGGCTGAGCGTCCTTCGTGCGTATCACGACCCCGCCCCAGACTATCTGTCGACGGAAGACCGGAACCATATCGATAGCGCGATCGCTCAATATGTGGCGCAGAACAACTCACAACCTAAAACGGTTAGACGCTATACGCAGGCACTTCATCGACTTGTGAATGATCTCCGCGCTCGCGGCCAAACGACCGATCTAGCAGATTACAAGTCTCTGCTAGATCACGCAACTACTTACTTTCCGAACAACCCAATGATTAAGGCCGGGCTGAGCGTCCTTCGTGCGTATCATGACCCCAATCATTTAGTTTCTCGCGGGCGACCGCGCGCCCTCCCCTCAGGGAAAGACGCATCTAACGATGTCCAACAAACTCTTCGCCAAAGGACAGATGCACGCGCCGGGAGCAATCTCCTGCCAAGCGAAGGGGTCCTCATAAATCATGAGCATGACACCGCTCAATCGAGAGCAGCGAAGAGACGGAGGACGCTGATCGATCCTTCCCCCCAGAACGTGGCCCTCATCAATCCTGAAAGCGCGGCGCCGATGGGACCGCTGCGCATCGACGCCGCCGCTGCGCAGCACAGCGCGCCGCACGAAGCGAGCACTCGGCTAGGGGAGCTTCAGGAAGAACAGGACGGTCAACACGCCCCGTCGGCTTTCACTCAGGAGCAAACCGCATTCCACTCAGAGCAGCTCCCTCAGGGAGAGCTTCAGCGGCTGGAAACACAGTTGCAAGACGAGCATCACGGAGTAGGAGACAATCATCCTGCTCAGTCGTTTCCCGTCGATTCGGAGGAGTTTACTTTTGATCTCGACCAGTTCCATCCAGGGGAGCTTCGGCGACTGCTTGATGACGACCCCGCAGAGGAGCTTCAGGAATGGCGAGATGATCACTCCGCCCCGTCGGCTTTCATTCAAGCGCAAGCCGCATTCCATTCAGAGCAGCTCCCTCAGGGCGAGCTTCAGCGCGTGCAGGATCATCTCGATGATCAAGCCATGCCGTCGGCGGTCTCCGTCGCTTCAGAGGAGCTTCAGCGACTGGAAACACAGTTGCAAGACGAGCGTCACGGAGTAGGAGGCAATCATCCTGCTCAGTCGTTTCCCATCGATTCGGAAGAGTTTACTTTTGATCTCGACCAGTTCCCTCCAGGGGGGCTTCGGCGACTGCTTGATGACGAACCCGCAGAGGAGCTTCAGGAATGGCGAGATGATCACTCCGCCCCGTCGGCTTTCATTCAAGCGCAAGCCGCATTCCATTCAGAGCAACTCCCGCAAGGGGAGCTTGAGCGACTGGAGAAGCAGTGGCATGACGAGCTTCAGGGACGACGGGACAATCATCCTGCGCTGTCGTTTTCCATCGATCCGGAAGACCTTACTTTGGATCGCGAGCTGTTCTCTCCAGAGGAGCTCCTGCGACCGCTTGATGACGAGCCAGCAGAGGAGCTTCAGGAAAGGCGAGATGATCACTCCGCCCCGTCGGCTTTCATTCAAGCGCAAGCCGCATTCCATTCAGAGCAACTCCCGCAAGGGGAGCTTGAGCGACTGGAAAAGCAGTTGCATGACGAGCTTCAGGGACGACGGGACAATCATCCTGCTCTGTCGTTTTCCATCGATCCGGAAGACCTTACTTTGGATCGCGAGCTGTTCTCTCCAGAGGAGCTCCTGCGACCGCTTGATGACGAGCCAGCAGAGGAGCTTCAGGAAAGGCGAGATGATCACCCCGCCCCGTCGGCTTTCATTCAGGCGCAAGCCGCATTCCATTCAGAGCAACTCCCGCAAGGGGAGCTTGAGCGACTGGAAAAGCAGTTGCATGACGAGCTTCAGGGACGACGGGACAATCATCCTGCTCTGTCGTTTTCCATCGATCCGGAAGACCTTACTTTGGATCGCGAGCTGTTCTCTCCAGAGGAGCTCCTGCGACCGCTTGATGACGAACCAGCAGAGGAGGTTCAGAAATGGCGAGGTGATCATCCACCCGTATAGGGCATGATCTGCGCGACATTGCCGCACACGATCGCCTACGTCCGAGGGGGGTGGGAGTCATTTAGCTCATGAACCTTCCCGCTCGAAGGGGGTGGATTCGATTCGCTCGTTGACCCTCTATTGAGTCGCTGCATTGACAACCGCCCGATAGAAGTGCTGCGGGAAGCGCGCCTGGACGACGCCGGACACGGTCCCAAGGAAATCCCAACGCTCGTTGATCGTCGCGCTCCCTTGCAGCACGGCGAGCGTTTGCAGCGGGTAACGCTTCTTCGTGCGACGACGCACAATGAGCACCTTTTCGCCCACCACGATCTGGAACGTCTTCCGCTTCTGCGTGTCCACGCGCTTCAACTGGCGACGCACCACGGTATGAACCGGGGCGCTGCCAATGGAGCCGTATGGTTTGATCAGGATGCCGCCCGTCGCGAGACGGCCGTTGCTGTTGCGCTTCGAGCGGATCGAGAGCGCGTTGTCGGGATGCTTCTCCTTGCCCGCACCGATGACATGGCGCTCCATGTACTTGTCGATGGAGCCGACGACGGCCATCAGGTTGCCGCCGTTCGCCGGACGAATGCGGATGCCGCTGACCACCCACGGGCGTAAGCGCGTATTTTACCGCACAGGCTACGCGCGCGGCTGGCCGCGGCGTCGCGTGACGCCGGGCCCCAGCAGTGTCATCGGAACGGCTTGGTTGACCTGAGCGTTCGAACGTCAGCCGCTATTCTCAGCTGGCAGGTTTTTTTGAGCGGTGCAGTTGAACGGCAACAGATCTTCGATATCGGCGTCTGGCGCGCGCTGGGGCAATTCGGTGAGCGCGTGACGTAGCCATGCATAGGGATCGACGCCGCATGCCCGGCATGTCAGCACCAAACTGTAGATCACGGCGCTTGCCTTGGCGCCGGCAACGGTGTCGCTGAACAGCCAACTTTTTCGTCCGGTGCAAAACGGCCTGATGTCGCGCTCCAGAACATTGTTATCGATCGGGGCGAGACCGTCACTGGTGTAACGGGTCAGATAATCCCATTGGTTGCGCGCATAGGCGATCGCCTTGCCCCGCGGGTCACTTCAAATTCCTCCGGGTGTGGTCAGTCAAATTCCTCCACCCGCGAGGCAGGACAAGGGACTGTTAGTTTGAGTTTGTTTCCCGGGCAAGAGCTTCAGCGGCTTCTTTGAGCCGATAGCTGCGTCCGTCGAACTCAAGCAGATGGCAATGATGCATAAGGCGATCGAGGATCGTCGTGCTCATAGTGTTGTCCCCAAGGTATGCCCCCCAATCCTGCACGACGCGATTGGAGGTGACGATGACGCTGCGGCGCAGTTTGTAACGCTGATGGATCAGGGTCTGCAGCAAAGTGCCGGCGTCGTCGGGGATGGCGCGTGCGAGGAATAGATCGTCCAGCACGAGGAGATCGCAGTCGATGATGGTTCGCAGCCGGACCTCGCGTTGTGCCGGAGAGTTCAGGGCGTAGCGGTGGAAGAAGTCGTCGGTCTCAAGATACTGGACCTTGTGGCTTTGCAGGATCGCCTGATAGGCAATCGCCTTGGCGATGTGCGACTTCCCGGTGCCAGGTTTGCCAACAAGCAGAGCGTTCTCGCCAGCGGCAATGAACGCCAGGGTGTGGAGCTGGAAGCAGGTCTGACGTGGCAGTTTGGGATTGAAGGACCAGTCGAACTCGGCGAGCGTCAGCTTTTCGTCGAGCCCGGATTGCTGGTATCGCCGCTCGATAAGACGGGACTGACGACGGTCCAGTTCATCCTGCAGGATAAGGGAGAAGGTCTCGAGGAAGGGCTGGTTGGCGCCCTGCGCCTGGAGCACGCGCGTCTGCAGCGTGTCGCGGACACCCGACAGGCGCAGCTGTCGTAGGCAACGCTCAATTTCCGGCATGGTCATCATGTGGCTAGGTCTCCAGTTTAAGGTGAGAAGGTGCAGCGGGAGCGCTCGTGGCGCCGGAGTTGGCCGGGGTTGCGCAGGCGACACGAGCGCGGATTGCCGTGGCGTGATCGTCGTGAGCCTCGGCCTGCCGACCATTGTCGTCGGCGTCGCGCCGCACAGCGCGGCTGAAGAGGTCGCCGTATTCCGCGGGGGTACGGATCAGCGGATGATCCTGGGTGAGCGGCGATGCCGGCTGTGGCGTCACTCCAACCTGCTCGATCGCCTGTTCGAACAACCGCTCGACGGTCGCACGCACGTGCTTGTAGCGGTAGATGCGGTTGTCGATGGCGTGCGCGCAGGCCTGCTCGACCAGCCGCGCCGGATACTTCCGGCCCAGCCCGACAATGCCCCACATCGCGCGCTGTCCGGGGCGCCCTTCGGTGTCGAACACCTGCTGGCACAAGGCCCTGGTCTGCGGTCCGATGCGCTCGGCGCTCGCCAGCAGCACGGCGGTTTGCCGCGACGGGTTGAACGGCCGTTCGCTGGTCGGCAGGACGACAGAACCGGGGTGCGCCATCCGGGAATGAACACGCAGCAGCGCACGGGTGTGGCGATCACGGATCTCGATCGTGGTGGTGTAGATGCGCACGACGACCTGGCTGCCGATCGGCGCGGGCCGCGCGGCGTAATAGCTGTTGTCGACGCGTACGGTGGTGTCGTCGCAGACAGTCCGGACGACTTCGGTGAAGATGCGGAAGGGAGCGACAGGCAGCGGCCGCAGGTGCGGCTTCTCTTCCTGGAACATCGCCTCGACCTGACGGCGCGTGCTGCCGTGGATGCGTTTGGAAGCCCAGTTCTCCTCCCAGTGCCTCAAGAACTCGTTTTGCGCCTCCAGCGTCTCGAAGCGCCGTCCGGCCAGCGCAGTGCCCTGGGTATGTTGAATCGCATTCTCGACGCATCCTTTCCGATTTGGATCGGCCACGCGCGCGGGATCGGCGACCACGGCGTAATGAGCCAGCATCGCGCTGTAAATCGGGTTGAGCTGGGGCTCGTACAAATCCGGCTTGAGGACGCCTTCCTTCAGGTTGTCGAGCACGACATAGCTGGGGACCCCGCCAAAATACCGGAACGCCTCTTCGTGGAGCTGCGCCCAGACTTGTTGGCTGGACTTCCAGACTACCCGCCGGAAGCTGCGCCGCGAGTAGCGTAGCGTCATCACGAACAGGCGGGGACGACGGTACCGCCCGCTCTTCGGATCAACCGTCGGCGCGCCCTCGCCATAGTCGACCTGAGCTTCCTCGCCGGGGAGGAACTCAAGACGATCAAACTGCTCAGGATCAGCGTGCCGCAACCGGCGCACAAACCGCTTGACACTCTGGTAGCTGGACGGAAAGCCAAATTGATCAACCAGGTCCTGGTAAATCGCCTGCGCGTTCCGCTTCAGCCGGACCTGTTCTTCGATCCACGTCCGATGCGCTTCGCAAGCCGAACGGGCCAGGCTGCTGGTGACCGTCGCTTCCGATGTCCCAAAAGCCGGTGGTCGGGGTGGAGGAATTTGGCCGTCCGCGCTCACCGAGCCGGTGGTCACTTCCCCGGGGGAATTTGCCTCCGCACCGGCCCGCAGCGCCTGATAACGCCGGATCGTCTTGCGATCGACACCCGTCAGCCGGTGAATCTCGCGCTGGCTGGTGTTGCGATCAAGTAATGTAAGTACGGTGCTTTGCAGATGTCGCTTCAAGACGTTCAACTCCCCGGCCCCTTGCTGGCTAAAGGGGTCGAACATAAACGTCCTGCCTGACCGGCTACTGCTGTTCAGCGGCGCTGACGGCGATCATCAGGTGGGGGAGTTTCAAGTGACCATACCCGGGGGATTTTGACCGACCCACGGGGCTTGCCGGTCAAGCTTTCGGGGAGGACCTTCGGCGCCTGGTCGTCGAGCCAGGTCCGGAAGGCGGCCAATACCGGCAGGCTATGCTGCTGGCGCAGCCGCAAGGTGTATGCGGCGCGCGTTTCGTCGTCGGGCGGCGTCTGGCGCGCCACCCTCTCGACCTCATACAACGCCTCGAAGAACTTGAGCGCCTGCAATGGCGGACCGCCGGGCGTCTTCCTGGCCTTGAGCGCATCGGTAAATTTCCTGCGCGCATGCGCCATACAGCCAAGATGGGTCGCGCCTGTCAGCGTGCCCCAGGCGTCATAGCCGTCGCTCATCAACAAGCCACGATAGCCGGCCAGGAAGGCCTGAGGATGTTCCTGGCCGCGACCGGGCTGGTAATCGAACAGCACGACCGGCTGCGCGCAGTCCTGGCCGCTGCGATAGGCCCACATGAAGGATTTGGCCTGCGCATCCCGGCCGTCCTCTTTCAGAACCTGGACCCAGGTTTCGTCGCCGTGGACCAGGGGCTGCGACCTGAGCTTTTGCTGTAGCGCGTCATAGACCCGATGCAGATGCAACTCGCTCGCCCGGATCACCCAGTTGCCCAGCGTCCCGCGGCTGATGCTGACGTCGGCGCGCCCCAGCGCGTCCGCCACACGGTACAGCGGCGTGCCGTCGACGTATTTGTTGGCGAGCACCAGCGCCAGCGTCGATGGCGTGGCGACGCTACCCGGCAGCGGCTGCGCCGGCATCGGCGCGGTCACGATCGGGGTGTTCAGCGCGGTGCGCTCGCAGTGACGGCAGGCATATTTGAACCGCACATGTTGCAGCACTGACGCCTTCACCTCGACGTGCAACTGCTCGGTGACGGTCTCGCCCATCCGATGCATCCGATTGCGGCAGCACGGACAGTCCTTTTGATCCTCACCCAGATCATGTTCGACGCGTTGGCGCGGCAGATCGTCAGGCAGCGGCTTGCGGCCGCGTGTCTTCGGTGCCGGCTTTGGAGCCTCCGGCAATCCCGTGTCCGGCACGGCGACCGCCTCGACATCGTCGTCGTCCCGGCTTTCAGCGGCGGCCTGCTCGGCTTCGTTGAAGATGCGCTCCTTGAGCTTTTCGCTCTTCGGCGCGTAGCGGCGCAAGCGCTCCAGGCGCAACTGCTCCTCAAGATGCAGGACGCGTTGCGCGAGTTTCTCGTTCTCCGCCTTCAGCGCCGCGAGCTCGGCCGCGTGCGCCGCGATCAAGGCTTCCAGCTCGTGCGTCGTGGGCCTGCGACTCATCGTAGTCTTGAATCGAAGTCATGCCGCCGCGTCAACCGAGTTCCATGCGGTGGCCGGCGTCATCCGATAGCGCTGATGACGCCGCCCGCATCGGACACGCTCAGCCCACGCTGTGATATTGCCGCACCGGATGACGACGCACCGCCGCGATGTTGATGCCGTCAAGCAGCCAGTGCAGCTCCTCCGTCGTCAGCGTCAGCACCGCCTCCTGACTTCGGGGCCAGTGGAATCTGTCGGCCTCCAGCCGCTTCAGCAGCATCCAAAATCCTGACCGGTCATAAATCAGCAGCTTGATCCGGTCGCGGCGACGATTGCAGAACGCGAACACCGCGCGCTGGAACGGATCCAGCCCCATCGACTGCTCGACCACGATCGCCAGGCTGTTGATGCCCGCCCGGAAGTCAATCGGTTCGCGGTGAAGGTAGACCCGAAGATCAGACGCCAGCCGGAACATCGCAACGCCCCAGCGCTTCAATCACCGCCGACAGCAACTGCGCGTCGCCGCCTTCCAGCGAAAGCGTCACGCCGTTGGGCATCGATGCCGTCAGCCGCCCTGCACAGGATCGCTCCGTCGCGCAAACCGCGATCGCGCCAGCAGATCGAGTTGGCGACGGCGACGGCGCGCGAACCGGAACAAAGGCTGGCGCAATCGGCGCCTCCGGCTGGCCATCCCCGTTCTGACGTTGTCGCTTGGCCACCCATTTGCGCAGCAGGTTCGCGTTCACGCCGTGTTGCAACGCCAGCCCCGCCAGCGACACGCCAGGCTGCAGACAGGCCTCGACCAGCCGCTGTTTGCTGGCCGGATCATAGCGACGCCGCCCATTGCGCAACACGCCGACCGTCTCAAGTCTCAAAAGTTCTTCTGGAGTGATCATCGATGGTGCCCACCTCGTTCATGGTGGACACCTCATCCCATCCCCGCGCTCAACTGCATAGGTGCGTAGAAAGGAGCGCTTACCCACGGGCGACGCAGCACGAAGATGCCTGGGATTTGCACTCGCAACGCTTGCTGCGCGTCCTTCGCGGTGAAGGTCAGCGCCTTGGCCGTCGCGGTGTTGATGCTGCGATCACGAAGCTGATCGAGCCGGTCGAGCATTCCCTTCGTGAGCGTGAGCGTGATCTGCATCAGGGCAGCCGATTGCGCACGTCGATCTCAATGAGATCGGCCATCTCTTCCGGGGTCTTCGCCTTGACCGTGATAACGTCGAAGCCCAGGGCGATCAGCTTCGCGTGCCGATCCTTCTGATCCTTCGAGCGTGAGCCCTTGGGCGTCTTCAGTTCGAAACTGAGCAGAACCCCGCCGGTGATGTAAACGCGAACGTCGGGCTCGCCCGCCGTAAGGCCCGTGACCTTGGCTTCCATGCGCTCGCGTCGCGAACGCTTGGCTCGGTTCATATCACCGGCGCAGGTAAGCGGAAGCCCGGCGTCTTCGAGCGCGTGAAGGCGAGCATGGACTTCCGCCTGATAGCGCCACTCGGGGATGTTATCGACGATCCGGGTTTCCATACGCGAATGCTCGCGCAGATCGCCGCATCGTGAGAGACCAGTTCGGCAACCGTTCGCTTACGTCAGCCGTACAATATTGCCTTGAAGGCAAGCTCAAGCGCTGGCCGCTCAAATAGCGCAATATGCAGAATGGGAAACAAAAACATGATCGCAACTATCGGTCTGACAAGACCAAAAATCTGCCGCGCGACCGTCTTGATCACGCGAATTTGCGCTGCGGGCCGCTGCAAGGTTTTCGTTGTGCCGCAAGCGAGATGGATCATCCTTCTCAGGAATGCTCGGTTACCCAGCGATGAGTACTGAACGGAAAAAAGGAATGCCAGCCCGACGATTGCGACGTAGCAAAAAATTACCGCCACAAAGATCAGCCCTTGGATGACTTCAGGGTTTCCTATGGAGTACTGTATGCCGTTGAACGTCGCCTTGTCGGCCTTAAGCTTGATGAGTCCGACGCCGACGCCGATCAGCCACAATAGATATATCCGAGCCATGATCTTATCGACGCGCTCATTGGCGAGCTTCATTGCGTCAACACTGTAAGGCGCTCGCAGTCCCATCGCTTCCGTCCCCCGCCGCGTCGACCGAATCGCCCGACAATCCTAGATTACACCATCGTCACCAATCGCCCGCCTTCAGCGATCAGGGGCTCGCCGTGACGCCGGGCGAAGTACCGCATTCCGGTACGTCCTCGATCCGACGTGCGGACAACTGCCGAGTGGATCGCGCCCATGTTCTTGAACATCTCGCCGATCTGCATGACGCGGTCGCGGGCGATCTTCCCCTTGTTCACGATCTCATAGACGGCGATGCCAGATGCGCCGGCGGCGTCAATGTAGGACATCATGCGCTCTTCGTCGGTCAGGGCCTTCGAGAGCCGGGTCTTCGTCTTCGGTTGCTCGCCGAACTGCTCTGAGCCAGCCATGGCGAGGTCCGGCTGCGTCTCCGCGACCACGGGCATCGTGTGCGGCCTATCGAGCCAAAGCGCGTCCCTGATCGCCGCAACGGGAATGGCGGGGTGTTCCTTGGCGAACGTCCGGCAGAGCGTCATCAGCTTCGTCGCCTCGACCGCCAGGGCGAACTTGATCTCGGCCTTGACCGCCTGGTTCTCGTTCCATGCACCGCCGGGATCGCTGCCGAGCAACAGCCTGATCTTCAGGAAGGTCGGATGCGCCTGGGTGAGGAAGCTAGCCAGTCTCGGGTCGATCAACGGCGGCTGCTCGACTCCCCTCGCCTTCGGCCGACCTCGACCGGGACGCATCGCCGCCGGGAAGACCCTGCCGTGCCCAGCGCGCATCGAGAGCCAGATCATCCGCTTCCGGTGCAGATACCGAGCGATGGCCTCTGCCTCGCTAGGATGGCACGGCAAGGCGTTGGCGAAGCCAACGAAGGACCATCCATCGTCCGGTACGTTGAGGAACGCCGCCTTGGCGTCCCACTGCGACATGACCTTCCTGCGCATCGGATAACATCAACTCCATCCGTCGAAATGACGGACCCATCCGTCATCGGGCAAAACATCAACTGCCGGTTAGAGGGGTTTCGCCCCTATATATAGTAGTAACCACCTACAGACATATCTTCTACAGAATATATTACAAGTATATATTACTACTATATATATAGGAGAAACCCTTCAATGGTCGGCCAGAGCCTATCGAAAATGAGGGGTTTAGTTTTGCGACGGTATTCCTCGAAAACCCAACCCCCCTCAAAAGATAATATGGAGTTGGTGATTTCCATGCGCGAGATCGGCTTGCTCTCAACCGCTGGCTAACCATCGGCCTGCGGCCATCCGTCAACATCCCTATTCGAAAACCCTTGCTCGACGGATCATCCATCGTGCATCCGTTGATTCCAGCGGGCCCGGCCTGATTCAGGCCGGACGGGACGGGAAATCCACACCGCACATCTCCGATCTGAAAACCGCCCTTCGGGGCGAACGGGAGAGCTTTGTCTATGTCTCAGAACTATCCGAACACGCCGGGATCGAAGGGCGGTGGCGCTTCGAAGGACGCCGCCGAGAAGGTCGTCAGCCGGGCAGCGATGCTCCGCATCGCGATCATCGAACTGATGCTCAACGGCTACCGCCTGACGGCGGACGAGATCGCCAAGCAACTGAAGGAAAGCGTCCTCGCGATCCGTCCCCGCGTCTCGGAACTCGTCAAGCTCGGCACGCTCGTCAAGCTGACCGACCGCAGGACGAACATCAGCGGCATGTCGGCTCACGTCCTGCGCCACAAGGACAGCCTGACCGCCGTCGATCTCCCCCAGGCGATCCACGCAAAGCCGCGTCGCTCCGCGCCGCGGGCAATGTACTCCGACCAGAACGCCTTGTTCGGTTGAGGGGGAGCGCCATGAACGCCATCGGCTACGAAGAGGGAATGTTGGTCCGCCGGGCGCTCGGCCTCGAACGCTCGCGCGCCGTCTGCCGCAACCGCGTCGCCGTCCACTCCAACGGCAGCGACATCAAGCTCGCGCAGAGCCTCGCCGACAAGGGCGTGATGATCCGCACCCCGCGCGCCGACTACGGCTCGATGAAGGTCTTCAGCGTCACGCCGGAAGGCGCACGCGCGGTCGGCAAGAAGCTGCCGCCCGACCACACGCCCCTCGCCCACTGACCCCCTCCAACCTGCAAGCGATCCTTGCAGGTTCACCCTCCCATGAAAGCCATCACCATGCTTCGTCTCTTCGCTGTGCTCATCACCGGCGGCTTCGGCCTCGCGCTCGCGCTCGACGCGACTCTCAACGGCTACGCGCCAACCGCCTGCATCTTCACCACCGCCGCCATGATCCTCATGCTCTTCGGTTGGTTCGACCTGCGCGCCTCCATCTCGTCCAAGGCGCACAACGACATCCTTCGCGGCAACATCGACACGCTGATCAAGCTGAACGCCAAGCGCGCGGCCGAAGCGGCGTCGTTCCTTCACGCGCTGATCAACATCCGCGACGGGCTCCGCGAGGGGATGGGGCGCGAGGGGATGATCGAGGTCATCGAAGACGCGCTCGCCGAGCATCACGATCCGGCCACCGCCGCGCAGTTCTGCATCGAGTGGCTGAAGGCTTTGGGCGTTCCGCCGATGGTCTCCGTCGCCGCCCGCGACGGAAAGGCGGTCTGAGTCATGAGCCAGATTCAACCCGGCCTACTCGCGCTCACCCAGGCGTTCGTTGACTGCACCTATGTGCAGCAAGCCGATGCCCGCCAGAAGTCCATGGGCCTCGCCTACGTCTCGGCAGAGCGCACCGACCTCGCTCGCGAGATCGCCGCGTTCACCGAGCGCGCGCAGAACGCACGGATCGCCGAACTCGAAGCGAAGCTGGCCGAGAGCGAGAAGCGCATCAACGCCCTGCGCTCGGCCGTGCGAGCGGAGGGCTACGCATGAGGACGCTCGTCCGACTCCCGATCTCCCAGGCGGCGTTCGCCGAGATCGCCGCCAAGCTGCGTGCCGCTGACTACGGCCACTGCTTTCTGACCACCGGCGAGATCGCGATGGATGGCATCGCGGTCGAGCCCGATCCGAACGCCTTCATGCCGCCGGGCGTCGTCGAGGTTGATCCGAGGCACATCAGCCGCGACCGCTTCCGCGAAATCTATGGACTCGACAACTTGGGGAACGACAACAGTGAAACTCGCTAACTTCAACGCCGTCGCCGAGCTGATCAAGGAACGCGACTACCTGCAAGGATTGCTCGTCCGCATTGGCGCGGAACTGAAGATCACCCTGAAGTCGCCGATGCTCAGCACGCAGGATGTCCGTCCCGATCTGGTCGCGCGCATGCTGCCCGAGATGAAGGCTATCATCGATCAGGGCATCGCCGTCGTTGACGAGAAGCTGGCCGTGCTCGGCGTCTACAGCGACAAGGAAGCCGCGTGATGGCGCGCAACCTGACCAGCGTGGACGTGAAGATCGTCAACCGCACTCGAGCGAACGGCGATCCGTTCGCCGAGTTGCTGCATACCTGGGTCGAAGGCGGCCGGCCCCGCAAGGCTCTGTCTCGCGTGCCGTGGCCCGTCGATGACACGCCCCACAACCGCGCCTTCCACATTGCAGCGCTCAAGACGCGGCAGGCGCGCGCTTAGGGCGATCAAAATGAGCACGCGCAGAGACCGGATTCGCGACAAAGTTATGGCTCGCGTCGAGATCGTCGAAGGGCCTCTCGATACGCCGTGCCACTTGTGGACCGGACCAACGTCGGGTAGCAAAGGCAGGGGGAAGGACTACGCGCGCATGTCTCTCGATGGCGGCACCATGGCCGTCCATATCGTGATGTACGTGCTTGAACACGGTCCCATCCCTCCACGCAAGCAACTCGATCATCGCTGCCGGACACGCCGCTGCGTGAATCCGGATCATCTGGAAATGGTAACGCACAAAGAGAATATGCGTCGCCGAGACAAGGCCAATCGCTTCGAGTGTGAAGCCGTAGCGGCCTTTTAGGAGAACGACAACATGAAGTGCCTTCTGAGCGCGGCAGCAATCGCGGCCGTGATGGAAACCTCTTTGCCTGCGCTCGGCTCCGACCTCCGCTCAATCATCGACGCCGCCGCAGACGCCCAGGGCATCCCTCGCGCCCTCGCCCATGCCGTGGTCAAGGTCGAAAGCAACTACAACTGCCATCTTCTCGGAAGCGCAGGCGAGCGCGGGATCATGCAGGTCAAGCCTGTCACTGCCCGCGAGGTCGGTGTTACCGGAGACCTGTTCGACTGCGCCACCGGTGCGCGCGCTGGCATGGCCTACCTTCGCATCGCGATCTCGCGCGGCGGTTCCGGCTGCGATGGCGTGAGTCTCTATCAGCGTGGCGTCTACGCTAAACCGCGTTGCACTGCCTACGGTCGGAAGGTGATGGCAGCGATGCATTAGCGCACCGGCCCGCTGCACTTTCTGCACATCCGTTTCAATACGGAGACATTTTGTCTATGAATTAACCGCGTGTTTCATTGACGGATCATCCGATGAAACATTTAAGACATCCAAGCCACGGCGGAAATCGCCGTGACTTGGTCATCACACCAAGAAAAAAGAGTCGGGGGCTGCCCGACAGAAAAGGACCGTTAATCGTGAATAACCGGGGCAACGTGCTCGCGCTTGCATCAGCGTTGAGCGCAGGGGAAGAGGTGACTCTTGGGCCGACCGACATGGCAATGTGCGTCGCAGCGCTCAAGTTCTATGCGAACGAGCACCGCAAGGCGGGTGCCTTGAGGATGATGAAGATTCCGGCGCTAATCGCCGCTGGATTGATCGGGACGATGGCGGTCGGTGGATCATCAATCGGCAACACCGATGTTTCAATGATGGAACTCCCGGCTCCCCACTTCGAGCATTTCGTCCGCCGCACGATCAAACCCCTTCCGCACATCTCGCCTGAGTCGCTTGCGGCTCAACGCATGGCCGCAGCTTTCCCCAATGACGGCTAGTCGTCCACACCCCTTCGAAAAGATCATAGCCCGCTGCGAAGCGGGCTTTTTTATGCGCTCGATCCGAGGTTGTGTTAGCTTCCGGCCCCGGAACTGGAGCATCCTAGATGACCAAGAAGACGACTGAATTGGACAATGTGAAGAAGGCCACCGCCATCATGTTCGCGGTGCTAGTGAAGTCGTTGGAGGATACGGCTCCAGGCCTGAAGGAAGGATTCGTCGCCAACCTCGATACCGCTTACACGAAGATTCGTGAGGACAGCGACGATCTGAACGCACTCGAAACGATCTCATGGACCCGCTCTATGATCACCGGATTCGACATAGTATCCGGCCAAACGAAGCCGTTCTTTGACTAGCCGGATATTGAGGGGCGCATGGGCAATTTGCTTTATCTGATACTGATCGTAGGCTGCGTGATTGCGGGTTGAGGCGGCCTCGAACTTTGGACGATCCCGCTCTAGGCGCGGCAGCGACAGTCCTTTTTTTCTTGGTCAATCCACGCGCTGCGGGCGTTGGCCTTAAAGAGCGCGGCGTGATCTCTCTGGTCATCATGGTGGTCGGCAGTAGCGTACCGTGCGCGATATTGTACGGCTTAGGCGCTTTGGCTCGCCGTGTTTTTGCGGGAGCGACTTGAAGAGCGAGTTCGGCCGCTACAACTTCGGCCTGCTCCTGCGATGGCTCGCAGAACTCTTACGTGCCATCATCCGGGCCTTCGCCGAAACTGTCCCGGCTCAAAAGATCGCTTAAATCATCGCTCGTCCGCGTTCTTCACGGAGGACTCTTTATTTATTTGTTTGCACTGCTCCCTTGAGGATTGGGAATGAGCCTAAATTGGCCGCCTATGCGTCAGGTTGTGGTCAGCCAAGCTGTATATCCTCCTCCGCGCGGAGCTTGCGCGGCACGAGCTCCAGCGTGCAATTGTGCCGAGAAGAGAGCGAATCTGATGTATGGTGGAATCATCGGATCGTCCAGCCAGCCTGGAGGAGCCAGCCATGTTGATGAATCTGGAGATGAGGGAGAGAGCCCCCGATTTGCGGACACAGTTGCGGGTATGGAGCCCGGTACGTCGTCGTCGGTGACAACGACGCCATACTCTCTGGCTTCCAAGCCGCCGATCATAGCGATCAATCAACGCTCCTTCGAAAACGGACTGACGAGATTTTTGGACGGCGACGACATCACGCACATCGCCGGTAACCCACAAGAGTACTCGGCTCACGTGTCCAAGAAGGCTTGGCGCACAGTAGCGATCGGACGGCGTGACTAGCTCGACGCTGAAGAAGATGGTCAACGGCGAGTTCGACCTGCGCCGCCTGAACGACATCACCCAACAGCTTCTCGAGTCCGTCGCGCGCAACAGAGCGATCAGGTCGAGGCGCTTGATGTTCGTGCCGGTCGTGAGCACGCCGAAGTTCGTGACGGACGTGAGCTTGCCGGACTTGAGGTCTTCGAGAATCTGGTTGCGCTCCCCCTTCTCCATGCCGCCATGGACCGTCTCGCACGAATAGCCGCGCTCGCGGATCGCATCGCGAACGCTGAATGCGTGATCGACGCCAGCGCAGAACAGAAGCCATGACCGGCGCGGCCTCTCGTTGCTGGCGGCGTAGCCAATGATTTCATCGACCGCCGCCTTCGTGACCTCGCCCTGATCGAACACCGCCTTCAACGACTTGTCGGTGAACTCGCCGCCAGATCGGCGAAGCTTGCTCAGATCGATCATCGTCTTCGCGGTGGCCGTGGCCTTCGAGACCAACGGGCAAAGGAAGCCCTTCTCGATCAGTTCGCGGATCGAGATTTCGTAAACGATGGCGTCGAACATCGCGTCGTCGCCATCCGTGAGCATGCCCGAGTTGGTGCGATACGGCGTGGCGGTCAGGCCAAGGATCAGCATCTTCGGATTGATCAGCTTCAGCGCGGCGATGAATTTGCCGTACATGGTCTGCGCGTCCGGCGGCAGCATGTGCGCTTCGTCGATGATCAGAAGGTCAACGTGGCCGATGCGAGCCGCGTGCCGCCACATCGTTTGGATGCCGCCAAAGACGATCTGCGCGTGCGCTTCTCTGCGGCCGAGGCCAGCCGAGAAGATGCCCGCCGGGGCGAACGGCCAAAGCAACATAAGTTCGGCGTAGTTCTGTTCGATCAATTCGGAGACGTGCGTAGCCATGACGATGCGCGTCTGCGGCTCGAACCCGATCATCTCTTCTGTGATGGTGCCGAGCACCGGCGACTTGCCGCCGCCGGTGGGGATCACGATGAGCGGGTTTCCGTCCGGCTTTTCGGACCAATAGTCATAGACAGCGTCGATTGAGTCGCGCTGATAGTAGCGAAGCTTGAAAGCCATCAGAGAGCAGCCCCAAACAGTGAATTGTCGTTGGCTGCGCGAGCCGGATGGCCGGGCAGATGAAAGAGGTTCGGGGTGCCGCCGGTCTTGCCGACTTCGTTGCCCCATTGATGCCAACCGGCGCGAGCGTGGCGCGCGAACAGTTCGATGTACGGGCCATCGAGCAGACGTTCGATTCGGTTGTAGGCTTCGAGCGGCTTGGCCGAGTGCTCGCCGCGCGGTGCGAGGATGGTCTTGTCGTTCGGATCGAGGTCGAGGATCAGGCGCTCAACGCCCTTCCCGTTACGCTTCGGTTTGCCGCGCGTGCCGAACAGGAAAATCTCGGGGTTCGCGCGCGTCCAATAGCCCATGCCCATGTGCGGGCGCAGAGCACGGCCGACCTTCACGTAGTAGAACAGGACCGTCTTGTATTCGAAGCCCCACTCATTGAGCACTTCAATGCCCTGGGGGATCATCGTGTCGATCACCCACAAGCCGCAGGCAGCGTCTTCCGGCACGATCTCGCGCACCGGCAAAGCCTTGATCTCGCTCAACGGCATGCAGTCATAGTGCTCTTCAGGCGAGCGCTCTTTGCCTTCCTCGCTCCACGTCTCGAACATCCAAGCCGGGTCGCCATAGACAAACGGGAAGCTCACTGAAGAACCTCCGTCAGATCGGGCTCATGGTCGGTGTCGTCGTCGCGCGAGCCCGCCGACAGATCGAAGAAGGTGATCTTTCCCTTCTTGAGCGGCTGATGCGTCGCCTTGTGATGGCAGTCGCAGAACGACTTCTCGTCAGTCGTCGGCGCTCCGCACACGAAGCCTCTCATGCCGGGTTGCCCAGGCAGGAAGAACATGCACTGGCCGCGCTTCGTCTCGATAAAGCGGGTCTTGAACGGATGGGCGGACATGCGCGTTATTCCCCTTGCGCTGCGTAGTGATCAGTCAGGCGGATGAACTCGGCGAAGGTGATCTCTTCGCAGAGGGGTTCGGTGTCGCGAGGATCGGGTTCGCCGGGGAGCGTGGCGAACAGGCTGCCGCTTTCGGGGTGGTGCCAGTAGCGACGCTCGGGCTCAGGCTTCACGCCATCGCGCCACTCGCGGCCGTCATGCAGCGTGTAAAGCGCCCACTCTTCTTCATCGCTCGCGTCGATCAATTCGCCTGGGACAAGCGACGGGAGAAAGAGATGCGCGGGACACGCCTGCTTCTGCTCGGCGAGCGCGAGCGGCTTGTTCCAACGAGCACACGACCAAGCGGCGTCACCGAACATCTCGGGCGTCGCGTGGATGCAGGTCCGGCATGAAATGCGAGCGAACGAATGCTCATGACAGTTGGCGAGATGGTTGCACAGAGCTGGCCCCGGTTGTTTGGACAGCGCCCCGCTGGATTTAAGTGGATTCCTGCCGGGTTATGCTGAACGCGGGGCTTTACGGTTTTGTCGTTGCGTCGGGAGGGCGTAGCCCGACCAGAGCGACGACAAAACCGTCGGCGACGGTCATGCGGCCATCACCATAGCTTGCGTGCCGAAGTAAGCCTCGTCGGGCGTGCGCCCGTCAAGGCTCGAGTGAGGGCGTCCCTGATTGTAGAAGGCCAGATACTTGGCAATTGACGCTCGCGCCTCGGACACGCTGTCGTAGGCGCGGAGATATACTTCTTCGTATTTGACCGTGCGCCAGAGCCGCTCGACAAACACGTTGTCGCGCCAGGCGCCCTTGCCGTCCATGCTGATGGCGATCTTCGCGTCCAGCTGCACATCGGTGAACTCGAGGCTGGTGAACTGGCTGCCCTGATCCGTGTTGAAAATCTCGGGCCTGCCGTGCTTCGCCAACGCCTCCTGGACCGCTTCGACGCAGAAGGCCGCCTCCATTGTGATCGAGACGCGATGGGCCAGGACCCGTCGGCTGAACACATCGACGACCGCCGCGAGATAGACGAAGCCACGCCGCATCGGAATGTAGGTGATGTCCATTGCCCACGCATGGTCGGGCCGCTCGATCTTCAATCCGCGCAACAGGTACGGGTAGATCTTGTGACCCGGAGCCGGCTTGCTCGTGTTCGGGCGACGATAGACCGCCTCGATCCCCATGCGCTTCATCAGCGTCGCGATGTGGCGGCGACCGGCGTATACGCCCTCCCGCCGCAGCAACGATCGCAGCATACGCGCTCCCGCGAAGGGATAATCGAGATGCAGCTCATCGAGCCGACGCATCAAGGCAAGGTCCTCGGCCGAAACTGGCCGAGGTTCATAGTAGACCGTGCTGCGAGCCAGCTTCAGGACCTTCGCCTGGCGCACGATAGAAAGATCATGATCGCGGTCGATCATCGCTTTGCGCTCAGCAGGCCCGCCTTGGTGAGCGCGCCGGACAAAAAATCGTTTTCCAACGCCAGCTCGCCGATCTTGGCATGTAACGCCTTCAAATCGACCGGCGTCTCGGCCGATGTCTTGTCATGCCCAAACACGCCGGCGGCGCCTTCCAGGAGCTGGTTTTTCCAGATCGTGATCTGGTTCGGATGAACATCAAACAGTTGCGCCAGCTCCGCCAGTGTCTTGTCGCCTTTGACCGCAGCCAAAGCAACCTTCGCCTTGAATGCCGGAGAATGCGTCCGGCGGCTCTTCTTCGTCATCTTCGCTCCTGATTCGCAGCAAGAATCCTCGCCGCTGTCAGGCAGAAAATCCACTCAAGCTACTGTCCGAATTTGCGGGGCCAGCTCTGCACATCGTCCGGCACTTGAAGGCCATCTTCGCGTTGGGATCGTCGTGCAGACGCGGCGGCGGGTTCGCGTACTTGATGATCCGCTCGGCGCGAGCGAGCAGCCGGATCGCTTCAGCGTGGTCCGTCTCGATGCGTTCGCTGTAGACTTCGCCGGTGTTCTTGTTCCGGCAGATGTAAAGGCCGCGCTCGAAGCCGAAGAGATGGCAATAGGTGTTCAACTGAACCCAATGCGTGAAGTAGCCCTCGCGGACACCGAGCTTCTTCACCTTGTCCCAATAGGTGTCCTTCATCGACTTGGCTTCGACGACATGCCAAGTCGCAGCCGCTTCCGGCAGGCCGAGCACCTTGCCGTCCGTCTTGCCGCGAACGTGGCCCGAGACCGCCGTGGCGCGATACTGCTTGCCGCGCGCGTCGAACTCGTCCACTTCGCAGCCGATCATGCGCAGCGCATTGAGCAGCCGCGTCTCTTCGATCTCGCCGGTCTCGAACGTGATGGCCTTCAGTCCGTCGATCACTTCGGGCTTCGAGGCCCAGCGGAAGGTGTACCAAAGCGCGCGCTCGCACTCTTCGCCTAGCAGCGAGATCGAGATGCCGAGAGAGTCCCAAGCTTGGCTGCGCGACTTTGCATAGGCCGCATAGATGGCTTCGGTGGTGGCGCTATAGGGTCTCGGCAGCGGGGCCATCAGGCAAGCCTCTATCGTTCGCGCCGAAGCGCGTTTTGCAGACTGAAATGTCAGGGGGGAGGAAGAAGGTGCCGGGGCCGAAGCCCCGGCGTTAGTCGCGTCTTAGGCGGTGCGCTGCCAAGGCATCTGCCGACCACCGGCGGCGGGCGCGGGCTTCGTCGCCTGGGTGGAGGTCGCCTGGGTCTGCTTGACGTTGTCGTTGGCGGCCGAGTTGGCCTTCACGTTGTCGTTCGCAGCGGCCTTGCTCGGCGGCGGCTCGTTCGCGTTGCCCGCATGGATGAACTTCTTCACCGTCATGCGTTCCTTGTCGCTGCCGTCGCGGCCCTTGTAGGACTCGACATCGAGATCGGCATAGAACGGCTGGAACAGAAGCTGATCGGTGTCGGTCAGGTTGGCCTTGCCGATGCCGGTCGCTTCGGCGAGCGCCGCCAACTGAGCCTGACCGATCTTCTGCGCGGTCACGGTCTGATGGGTGACGTTGATGTTGCCGAAGAATTTCACGCCAGCGAAATCGCCCTCGACGACTTCCGCCTTGTACTCGAACAGGTCGCCGGTGTTCTTCGAGTTGCGCTTGACCTCGCCCTCGACGATGTTGAGCAGGTAACGGTCGCGCGGGATGATTACGCCACCACCGCCTTCCGCATCCTTTTCATTCACGTCCGAGAGGTTCACGTTCAGTTGTGCCATGTTTATCTCCTATGGCGTTCGAGTGTTTCGGTGTTGTTGGTGATTAGGCGGCTTCAGCGAGGGACGCAGGCAGGTATTTGGCGAGCGCCGCGTAGCCTTCGCCCTTCTTGAACTGCATCTCGGCGGGCATGCTGAAGCGGTTGCCAGCGATGAAGCCGGGGCGCTCTTCGAGGAACATCCAGCGAGTGCCGCCGCCTTCAGCGTGCGTAAGCTGCTTGTTGAAGCCCGCATCGACCTTCTTGATCGAAGCCTTGAAGTTGAGGAACGCGATCACGTCGCTGTTCGCTTCGATGATGTCGGCAGCATCCTTGTGCAGATTGACGCGATAGCGCGAGTACGGATCGGTCGTCGGCGATTCGAAGCGGCTGATATCGCAGTGCCCGAGTTGCACCACGGCCATCTGGCGATGCGAGCGCAGCGTCATGATGCCGTCGATGTATTCGAGGAAGATCGTCGCCGCGATCTTGTAGCCCTTGCCGTAGCCGGGCTCTTCGATGGTCTTCCAACCGTTGCGAGCGCAGGCTTCCGCGCGGATCAGGTTTTCGAGGCCCGTCGTCGAGTCGAAGATCGCCGTGGCGTAGTTGTGCTCTTCATTGACGAGCGCGCCGATGGCCTCGCACAGATCGTTGTAGCTGCGGACTTCGATGGTGTCCGCGACGATGCCCGCCGGGACGCTTTCGCCAGCCGCCGTCTGGATAAACACCGGACGCGGAAACTCCGCAGCCAGCGACGACTTGCCGATCTTCGGCACGCCATAGATCGTAATGATCGGTTGGTCTTCGGCAGCCGACTTCTTCTTGACGCTGCCCTTCAGTGAGATTGCCATGTGGCTCCCCGGTTAGTGCTCGACGGCGTCGAGCTTCAAAGTCTTCGTCCACACCAGCCGGTCAACAAGCCGGTAGCCGGTGCGATTGATCGTCTCGATCTTCACGGAATGGGGTTCGTCTTCGACCGGATGCGCGACATGAACATCGCGACGCTGTGATCCGGGCGATCTTCGGTGCCGTAGAGAACGAGCATCGCCATCTCTTTCGTGACGGTGTCGTTCGCGAGCAATGACAGGAACAGGTCGGGTTCCTTGGGGGGGCAACCGCCAGTTGGCGGGCAGAGCGGCGGATGCGCGCATAGAGTTGCGCAGTTCGGCGAACCTCCGTTCGAGCGCCCCGACGCGCGCGACCAGCGCTTCCTTCGTTTCGTTAACCAATTCCATCCGTCGATACCGCTTGACATCCGTCACCTATCCGGCTTTAAGCCGAATCGGCTGGCAAAAACTTTTTTTCCGTGAAGCCGCCGAACCGTCAGTAACGGACGAAATCGAGGATGTCAACGGATGGCAACGGATCATGAACAAAACTCATCGGACGATCCGTCGCCGGACATAGGTAACAGGGCATTTGTCTTCGAGTAGCGATCCCGAGACAGCTAGTTTAGAGAAGAAGGGGCTATCGAAATGGTGATCAGCAGAGTGCGTGGGGGCTGGGAATGAAGTCGCGAGCAGATGAGAAGCGCACCAAAGCGCATCCGGCGCTCGAAACCATCAAGGCGAGGATTGCGGAACGTCTGGAGGCCGCCGGACTATCGGGAAGAGAGGCTTCGGTTCGAGCGAAGCTAGGACTCACATACGCGAACGACATTCTTTCAGGACGTTCGCTAAATCCAACGCGCGAAACACTTGCTAAGCTTGGAACTGTTTTGGACACCGACGCCGACTATTTCTTCGGTACTCAGAGCACCCCCCGAAACCTTCCACCCTCCAAACTGCTGCCAATGCGCGAAACCGTCGCGGCTGAAGCTCCCCTCCCCGCCGCAGCGATTCCATTGTTCCAGATCGGCTTGACCGATCCTGACGGCTTCTTCGCTCTGAGAGCAGATCGTCGGACCGCATGGACCTCGTCGATAATTTCGAACGGCGATGCCTACGCCATCACTGTTCCCGACGACTGCATGGCCCCGCGCTACCGGATCGGTGAAGTTGTCGTTGTGAGCCCAAACAAGCCCGTGGTGCATGGTGGCTTCGCGCTAGTGCGGCAAAAGGACGACCGCGTGGCGATTCGGCAGATCGTCACGATCTCCACCGACAAGATCACAGTGCGGTGCCTCAACGGGGAAGCCGACATCGATATCCCCCGATCCCAGGTGAAGGCGCTGGAGCGCATTATCGGTTCTTGTGAAATTAGTTTGAGTTAGTCCGATTGATTTGTCCGTCGCCATCCGTTATCATCCGTTGACATAACGGATGTGTGCCCATATGGTCCGTTGCTACTCGGGAGAGGCAACGGACCATGCAAAGCATCAAATTGGTAGTTTTGGAGTCGCCCTACGCTGGGGCGGTTGACGACAATGTCGCCTATGCGCGGCGTTGTCTGAAGGATTGCGCACTGCGCGGCGAGAGCGCCCAGGCGTCGCACCTTCTGCTCACTCAAGTTCTCGACGACACGAAGCCGGACGAGCGCGCGCTGGAGATCGCGCTCGGTCTCGCTTGGCGATCCGTCGCCGCATACTCGGTCTTCTACACGGATCGCGGATGGTCGAACGGCATGAGAGCAGCGCTCGATAGCGCCATCCTCGATAACCGCCCCTTCAAGCTGCGCGCCTTTGGTCGCGTGCAGTTCCCGAGCCGCTACTTTCTGCCGCTCAACATCTATGAGGCGATTGATCAGACGAAGGCTCCCGCCAATGCGTGAGCCCTGCCCCAACTGTAGCGGCGACTGCGGCTCCGCGAATCCGCCCGTGCTCAACTGCCCGATGGACGGCGGCACCGTAAAGCCGAGCGTGTCCTATCACGACTATCTCGCGCTTCTGCGTGCAAAGGCCGCGTTGAGCGAAGGCGACACGATGGTCGCTCTCCGCCATCTCGCGACGCTCGAACGAGTCGGCATCCGAGACGAGATCGACGCGGTGATCCGCTCCGGTCTGTACGACGACGCGATCCATCGCATGCGTCTCTTCACCCATCCGAAATATCCGAGCGCCGACGAATGCGAATCGCACGTCGGGACGGACCACCATTTTCGACCGGCCAAGCAAGGCAGCCTTCTGTGAAGTTCAAGATCAATCGTGACATTCTCGCTGACATTGTAACGCGCGGCGTATCCAGCGCACCGAAGAACTCTCCCGCCGTCATCGCCAACAACGCGCGAATCGTTGTGCAGGATGGCACGATCTCCATCGCAACAACCGACTTCGAGATGATGGTCGAGGCGACCGGCGCTTGCGAGGTCGAGGCCAGCGGCGCGACGACCATCGACGCCATGAAGCTGAAGGCCGTCGTGGACCGTCTGCCGAAGGGCGTCGATGTCGCCTTCACCATGGACACGTCGAAGTACGAACTGATCGCGAAGGCGGGCCGCTCGCGCACCACCTTCCCGACGCTCGCCGCTGAAGACTGGCCTGCTCGCGACTACGCCATGGACGGCGCACAGTTTGCGCTCGAAGGCTCCGATCTCGTTCGGCTGTTCGGCCATACCGCCCAGGCGCTTTCGACCGTTCCCAACTCGCCGATGCAGGGCGTCTTCCTCCATGTCGCCGACGACGGCAAGCGGCTCGCCGCCGTTGGCACCACCGGCACGATCCTGTTCAAGGCGACCGTCCCCGCGCCGGACGGTGCCGACGACATGCCGATGAACGACAACCGCCCCGGCGTGATCTTGTCGGCCGAGACCGTCAACGCCGTGCTGCGACTCTATCGCAGCGCCGACGTTGTGAACGTCATCGTCAACGCCAACTCGGTCTTCTTCTATACCGACGCGACTCGCTTCTGCTCTTCGCTGTTGGTCGGCACCTATCCGAACTACCTGCCGCTCGTTTCGAGCCCGGCGGCCGAGAGCATCGTCGTCAGCCGCGAATCGTGCGCGAGCACCGTCGCTCTGCTCGAAACCTTCGCCTCGAAAGAATTGGGCCACCGCTTGCAGTGCGCCGGTTCGGAAGACGGCTTCGTGATCGCGGTCGGCAGCCAGACCGGCGGCAGCGTTGACGTTGTCGAGGCGACGATCAACGGCGAGATCGCTGCGTTCGGCATCAACGGCATGTTCATGAAGACGATGCTCAACTCGTTCCGGGCGAGCAGCATTGCGCTCCATCCCGATCATCGCAACCGTCGCATCATGTTCCAGGCGGATGACGAGCATCTGACCGGCGTCATCGCCATGATGAACATCACGACCGAACTCGCGTCGGGTCCGAAGCATGAGTAGGACCCGTGACCGCGCCAATCGGCGCACGGTGACGATGCCGGACCGCGTCGGCCCTCATGTGAAGCTTGTCTTCGCAGAGATGGCGCGGCTCCGCGTCACCTATGACGAGACCGAGGAAGGTTCTGGCGTCCGCCGCGCTTCGATCAAGGCGTGGCGGCGCAAGAATAAGCCGGGGCTCGAGTCCCTCGAAGCAGTGCTCGGCTTCCTGGGGTGGGACTTCGTCGCGGTGCCCCGCGCGAAGGTTCTGCCCGAGGAAGTCCGCGCGGAGCTTCAGCCCATCGCCGACAAGCTCGGCCTGACCATGCCGCAGACGGTGACGGCTCTGATCGAGATCGTCACCGGCATCCACGAACGCTTCCCCTTCCTGCGCGACCCGACTGCGGTTCGGCCGGTGCGCTTCAAGGGCAAGCGAAAAGAACGGCCGACGATTCACCCCGACCAACACTCGCTCTTGCAGGAAGCACCGACCAATGTCGCCCACTGACATCAACGACATCACCACCCAGCGCATGATCGAGGCGTGCAGGTCGCGCAAAGCGAAGCCGGACATCGACTCCGTCGCGCTCGCTCTGCTCGATGCTCGCTTCCGCGCGTTCGAGATCACCATGCGGATTGACGCCGTTATCGCTGGGGTGCGGGCCGTCCGTAGCACCGTCGCCCTTCCCGTCTTGGATGTCGCCTGATGGCGAGCCGGGTCGCGCACAACTTCGCGTGGCTTGGAGACTGCCGCCTGATCGGCGGGCAAGTCTTCGTTGCTCGCCCCAAGCCTGCCTCGCGCCTCGAAAACGAGGCGCTGAAGGAACAACTTCGCCGGGACGCAGTCGATCCGGCGAAGGCGGAAGAGCGTCGCGTCGCGCTGGCGGCGAAGCAGGCCAAGCGCATGCGCAACGTCGTCGTCGAGATCAGGAGGAAGCGGCCATGAGTTGGACTCGTGCTGCCCGCGTGCGCCGCATCCGCGACACGCTCGAATGTGGGATGGACCGCGCCGTCGAGATCGAGCGCGGCACGTTCCTGCTTGACTACCTCGACCGCGCGAAGGCGCTCGGCTCGAACGATGGTCTGACCGACGTGCTGCGCGAAGTCGTGCTCGACCAATATGCAATCCGTGGAATCGACCTGGGGAAGATCAATGGGTAAGAAATACGATGCGCTCCTCGTCGAGCACGTCAAGTTGCAAGAGCGGTTCAAGGTCATCGACGAAGTGAACTCGATCCTTCAGGCGAACATGACGCCCGGCGAATACTTAGCGAAGATCGCGCTGGCGCATCTTTGGGAACTGCTGGGTGCCGAGCATCAGACCGGCGCGTCTCAGGCGCTTCGCGATCTGATCGCGGAGCGCGACGCCCTGAAGCGCGCGATCAAGAGCGCGTCATGAAGGCCGCCAACGACAATCGACCCATCGGCAAGATTCCTGCCGATGGCGAGATCACAATCGAAGTGCTCGAACGCTGCCTAGACCGGCTTGCAATCGCCATGGAGCGCGCGCCCCAAGGCGGCGAGGTCTATCTGCCGATCTTCGAACGGCTTGAGGCCGAGATCGAGACGAAGAAGGCGAGCGAGTCCACGATGGCTCGCGCGCTCCGTCGCGTCAGACGATAGCCGGGTCGAACGGATACACGATCTTCATCAACTCTTCCTGATACAGCTTCAGCGATCCGCCCGACCCGTACTTCTCGCGGTCGATGCTGTGCCCCATCAGAATCTTCCGCAGTTCGTCGTCGATCCGGCCTTCCTTCAGGCGATCCTCGAACGTGTGCCGGAAGCCATAGAGCGTTTCCTTGCCGGTCGGCTGTAGCTTGTTCTCCTTGAGGAAGCTGTTCACGGTCGCCGACAGCGTGTTGCCATTCTCCCGGTAGCGCTCGAAGCCGTCAGGGTGGAGCTTCATCGCTTCGAGCGCGACGCCCACCAATGGGATGCGGCGGACCGACGACACGGTCTTCACTTCATGCGGCTCGTCAGGATCGAACGAAGGCTCGACAAGGATGTGCGGCACCTTGTCGTGAAGCTTGATGCGTTCTTTCCGCAGGTAGCGTAGCTCGATTGGGCGAGCGCCGGTCTCGATGCAGACCAAGACGATATGGCGCGCGTCGGCGTTCAGGCCCGCGAGCGCGCCGGGTTTCAGGATCACGTCGCGCACCCACTCAATCGGGAACGGCAGACGGCTCTTCTTGAACTTCTGATTGAAGGTCAGGCCCTCGAATGGATTGGGCCTACCCTCGACGCCGATATGGGCGAAGTAGCGCTTGTAGAGAATGCTCATGTCGCCCATGCGGCGCTTGCCGAGCGAGGCCGACTTCTTCGCCGCCTTGGCGTCCTTCGGCGCGATCATCCCCTTGAAGTGGTCGTGCATCTTCTTGGCGTGGTCGCGAGTGATGTCCTCCATCGCGAGGTCTTCGCCGACGACCTTGGTGAAGACTTCGATGGCGTACCGCTTGACCTTCTTCCACGACTTCTTCTGCTCTTCGCTCTTGCCGACGATCTCGACGGCCGCGATCTCATTGCAGTAAATCTCGAAGGCTTCGCTGACCTTGACCCTTGGCCGATCCACGCCGCCCAGGACGGCCGTCTCGACCGCCACCGGCGTCCGCAGGTCAGAGATCGCAGCGAAGCGCCTGACGAGGTCTTCTATGGGAAGCTGCGCCACTTCCACCGCCGGGCGGTAGGCGAACCCAAGAGCCTCTGCACGGGCTCGGGAGACCTTGTGAGCGGCCATCGCCGCGTCGGTCTTGCCGTCCGTGAGCATGGACGCCCATAGGACGTTGTCGGCTTCTTCGAGGATGTCCCGCTGCGCCCTGGCCTTCGCCAGATCGTCCGTCTTGAGCGATTGCCGGATCACCGGCGCACGGTCTTCGAGATGCACGACGACCTTCGGGACTCGCCGCCAGTAGTAATAGACGCCGTCCCGCAAGAGCAGAAAGCGATCCTGATTTTCCTGCCTTACCAA